TTTACAAACAAATAATAAAAAAAAAAAAAATAGAAAAAGAAAAAATAGAAAGAAAAAAACAAATAGAAAAAGATAAAATGAAATTCAAAAAGAATAAAAAAAACTGATTTTCTAAAATTTTATGAATAATAATTCATTCATAAAATTATAGAAATGTGTGATCTTAACACAATTATTTTATTAAAAAATTTAATTGGTGGTGAACAATCGGTTATTGTGAGTGAATATTATGATGAAGTTATTGATCTTAGAATTAAATATTTAAATACTGAATATAAAACAAAAATTTCTTCATCAACTTTGATAATGTATTTAAGTTCATTAATTGGTCTTCCTTGTGATAAATGTAAATTTTCTTTAGAAAATGGAACTATTTGTAATTCTGTGAATAAATTATATTCTTATATGAAAAATGTAAATAACGTTAAAGAAAACAGGGAATTAACTTTAAATTGTATTACTAATTCAAATTCAAATTCAAATATGAATAAATTAATTAAATTATTTGTTGATAATAAACAATTAGATTCAGATGTTAGAGGTAAAAAAATATTTTCTATTAAGGGACAATATATGAAATTTGATCCAATAATTCATTATTCATTTTTATATGGGAATGATATTGAATTTCATTTAGAATTAGAAAATGAAAATGCTAAAGAATTTATTAGAAGAAAATTATCAACACATATTATGATCAAAGTGGATGGGAAATATATAGATTTTAACTATAGATGGAAATCGGATAAAATTTTGATCATTGGATTATTATATCACGGATTATATGAAATTAATATGAAATCAATGATATTAGATCGTGAAACTGAAAAAGAATTAAACACATCAGTATTAGAATCATATATTTCAGAAGAATTTACAATGAATTAAAAATAAAAGAAATTAAATAAAATAAATTAATATTTATTTTATTATAATGTTGTGTTGTTCATATAAAAATGGATTTTTTAAATTTTTGTTATTACCAATATTTATAACTATATTATCAATTCCTTCTATTTTTATTAATAATCGAAAAATTCAACATATACTTTTAATATTTATTTGTTTATTAACAATTATTTATTTTATTTTAACATATACAACTAATTTGACATGTTCTGATTGTAAAAATATTAAACATAACATGTTTGACAAAATTTTAAATTTTAGATATTTAAACAAACAAAGGAATGATCAAAAATAATATAAATTTTATAAAAATGTCAAGTTATAAAAACTGATAATTTGTTTTTTTAGTATCTAAATACATTATTGAAATGTTAAATAAAAATTTAATTGGTGTAATTAGTAATTATGTTGGATTTTATAAAGAAATTAATTTTAATATTCCATTTTATGAGAAATATTTAGATAAAGTAAATTGGGATTGGTTATCAGGAAATACAAATATTCCAATTCAATTTTTTGAAAAACATATTTCTTCTTGTAAACAACTCGGTATTCCTGATAAAATAAATTGGAATTTGTTATCAGGAAATACAAATATACCTTTTACATTTTTTGAGAAACATATTTCTTCTTGTGAACAACTTGGTATTCCAGATAAAATAAATTGGACTTATTTATCAGAAAATACAAATATTCCTTTTACATTTTTTGAGAAACATATTTCTTCTTGTGAACAACTTGGTATTCCAAATAAAGTAGATTGGATTAGTTTATCATTAAATACAAATATACCATTTACATTTTTTGAGAAATATTTAGATAAAGTAGATTGGTCTTATTTATCAATGAATACAAATATACCTTTTACATTTTTTGAGAAACATTTAGATAAAGTAAATTGGGATTGGTTATCAGGAAATACAAATATACCTTTTACATTTTTTGAGAAACATATTTCTTCTTGTGAACAACAAGGTGTTCCTGATAAATTACATTGGTCTTGGTTATCAGGAAATAAAAATATACCTTTTACATTTTTTGAGAAACATATTTCTTCTTGTGAACAACTTGGTATTCCAAACAAAATAAATTGGACTTATTTATCAAAAAATATAAATATACCTTTTATATTTTTTGAGAAATATTTGGCTTTATGTAAACAAAACGGTGTCAAGGATAAAGTAAATTGGATTAAATTATCAGAGAATACAAATATCCCATATACATTTTATGAGAAACATTTGGATAAAGTAGATTGGTATGGTTTATCAGGAAATACAAATATACCTTTTACATTTTTTGAAAAATATTTAGATTTATGGAAACAAAATGGGGAAGAAGATAAAATTAATTGGTCTTTGTTATCAGGAAATACGAATATACCTCTTACATTTTTTGAAAAATATATTTATTCTTGTGAACAACGTGGTATTCCAGATAAAGTAGATTGGTCTGAGTTATCAGGAAATAAAAATATACCTAAACATTATAATTTAATAAAATTAAGAGAAATGTTATATAATTATTGTAATAAAAGTTAGAAATAAAATTTAGAAATAAAAGTTTAAAAAAATGAAAAAAAAATATAAATGATCAAAATGATTTATATTTTTTGAGGAATTTTTAAAATATTGATTAACATATTAAAACGATCATTTAATATCATTTTCTTTTTAATTATTATATCAAAATCTTTGTCACAATCTAAAGTTCTCCATTTAGAAAAATATAGAGTATTATGATATAATACTTTTGATTCAATATTTTGAAAAGATTGTTTAATAATAGATAGCGCTTCATTTATATCTTTTATGTAATTTTCAAAAGTTTTAATAAATGGGGTTGGATTTTGTTCATTATTAATTTCACTAATAAAAATTTTAATATTATCAATATCAGAAACAATTAATAAATCATTAATTTTTTCACTTATATTAGAAGGTGTTATTTTAACCAATTTGACTACTATATCTTTTGTTGACGAAATAGTATCAATTAATGGACTAATTATAGTTTTATACGAAAATAAAACTAATGCCGAAGCAGAAGCAATTAATATTGTGCTCATTTATTTATTTTAATTAATAATTAAAAATAAAAAATGATTTTATTAAAAATTTATTTATATTTTAATAAGAAAATAATGAACACTAAAATTGAAACGCTTGAAAGAAAAGTTAAAAATTTAACAATTGAAAACTTTAAAAATAATGAATTAAAAATGTATTTAAATCAAAATTATATTTATGATCCTATGTTAAATAAATTAATTTTTACATTTTCTGATGAAAATACTACAACTTTATTTATTAATACTGTAGAAAACATTAAACATAAACGTTTTGGTGAAACTATTTTATTTGAAGGAGTTAATATTATTGATATTTTAGGATTTTTATATCCAACTAATGAACAAGTAAATGAAAATGATTATGATTGTTTATATAAAATATTTTTACAATTAACTGGATTCAATTTGAATTATGATCAAACAATGGAAAATCTTGTTTTTATTAGAGAAGATCTTACTAGTGTTATTCCAACAAAAGCACATTATAGTGATGCTGGATATGATTTGACAATTATTAAAAAAGTAAAAGATGTTGGAGAGAAAATTGAAGTTTATGATACTGGAATTTCATTACAAATTCCCTTAGGATATTATGTAGAAATTCATCCTCGATCATCATTATCAAAATCTGGATATATATTATCTAATCTAACTGCAATTATAGATCCTTCATACAATGGAAATTTATTTATAAGTTTAACTAGAGTTGATAGTTCTATTCCCAAATTTGAATTACCTTTTAAATGTTGTCAAATGATTCTAAAAAAAATGGAATATTGTCATTTAATTGAGGGATCAAAAAAAGATAAAGTAGAAACATCAAGGGGATCAGGGGGATTTGGAAGTAGTGATAAAAAAGAATAAAAAAACTAATAAATATTAATTGATTAATTAATATTTAAGTAAATAAAAAATAAATAATAAAATGGTTACAGAAGTTTCTGATATTAAAAAATACGATCAATTTTTACAAAATAACAAAATTGTTTTTATTGATTTTTATGCTGAATGGTGTGGTCCTTGTAAACGAATAGCTCCATATATTGAAGATTTAACTGATATTTTTGATCATATTAATTTTATTAAAATTGATGTTGATAAAATGGAAGAATTATCAAATTCTTTTAAGATTAAAGCAATGCCAACTTTCGTAATTATGAAAAATGGAAAAGAAGAAAGTAGAATTGAAGGGGCTGATAAAGTTAAAATTAAAAAATTGTTATCGGATTATTAAATTTAAATAATTAATATTATTTAAATAATCAAAGTGATCAAATTGTTTGATCTTTTCGACTGATATGGAGGAAAAAAGTTTAATTATTGTTATTTCTGGTATGATTGAGTGGGTCTCCTTTCATTTCAAAAAACTTTGGATCTGAATATTATCCTGAAATGGAAAAATATGAAAAAATTTGTCAATCTGTTTATAGACCAAAAAAAGAAAAGTCTGAGAAAAAACTGATTAATTTGTATTAGTAATAAAGTCGTTTCAGAAGGATCAGGTGAACTTTTATTAGTAATTATTTGATTTATTAAGTATGTTATCATCTAAAAAAGAATCGAAAATGAAAGTAAAAACTCAACATTTTAAAAAAATAATAGATGAAAAAGAAGCAACTTTTTATTATGAATTATTAAGAGATAATATAAAATGGGATAAAGGTATTAAAACAAAAAATGGTAAAGATACACGATTAGCAAAAAATTTATATGATTTGGATGAAGATGATCCAATAATTATAACAATTAATGAATTATTACAAAAGATATTACAACATATAAAATTAAATTCGTGTGTTATATTGGGACAATATATGAATTATTATTTAAATGGAGAACATTATACTCCAAATCATTCTCATCCAAAAATGATTCAAGTGATCATATCTTTAGGAACAACACGAATTTTAAATATTGGAAAAAAGGAATATAAAAGTTCAAATGGTGATGTATTTATATTTGGATCTAGTATACACGGTGTTCCCAAACAACTAGAAATAAAAAATGGAAGAATTAGTATTGCTTTATTTTGTTCACCATTAAAGAACTAATAAAATTAAAATAAATTAATATTATTTCCACACATCTAAATTAAACAAAATTTTAGATCGTTTCTTAAATAATTGGAAAAAATATTGATTCTTTTTTTAAATATTTGGAAAAGTCAAAAAATAATTAAAATTATTTTAATTTTTCAATGATTTCCGATATAATAGTTGATAAAATCAATTTTTAAAAAATTAGAAAAAAATGATTTTTTTAATTAAATAATGTGTAAAAAATAAGATATCATTCATCATCTAAATCTATATATGGCTACAAAGACAAAAATTACGAAGAAAGAAGAAAAAACTGTTAAAAAAATTGTAAAATCTGAACCGGCTAAAAAAAAAGTGAATAAACCGAAATTGAAAAAAAATACACAAATTACTAATCCTTTAATTTACGATGTAAAAGAAAATATGAAATTTGAAGATGTATATGAAGGGGAAATTCCAAATCCAAATGTTCCAGGTAAATTTTATAAATTCAATGTTTATACTAATAATGAAGATGGGACGGTTGGAGATTTAATTTTTGAATTTGATGAATTAATGTGTTTTGGTATCAACATGGGAACTGATCAAAAAACTGGGGAACCAACTGGATATTCAATGTCTTTATCCTTAATGGATAAGGAAAATCCGAGTGAAGAACAAAAAATGAGGATTAAAAAATTAGAAGAGGTTGTTGAATTTGCGAAGGAATTTTTGGTGGCTAATTGTAAAATTGTCAAATTACCAGGATTAGAAATGAGAGATCTCAAAAAATTTTCTCCAATTTATTATAAGAAGGATGATGATGGTAATAGAATTGAAGGTCCTCCAAGTTTATATCCCAAATTATTAGAACAAAAGGCAAAAATTGTAAAGAAGAAAAATGAAGATGGAGAAGATGAAGAATATGAAGAACCTAGTAAGATATTATCAGTATTTTATAATGTTGAAGATTTAGATGAAAATGGTGAACCAAAAGAACTTGATCCTACATTAATTATTGGAAAATATTGTAAAGTTAAACCTTTAATTAAAATTGAGAGTATTTTTGTTGGTCAAAGTATTAAATTACAAGTTAAAGTTTCAGAGGCAGATGTTAAATTATTACAGTCAACAACAAGACGTTTATTACATAATAAAACAAAAAAAGATGATGGAAAAGTAAATAAATTATTAAAAGAACCTGAAAAAGAAGAAGAATCTGAAAAAGATGATAATAAAGATTCACCAAAGAAGGAATCTCCAAAAAAAGATAAATCCCCGAAAAAGGAATCTTCAAAGAAAAAAGATGAAAGTAAAAAAGAAGAAGTAAAGGAAAAAAAGAAGAAAAAGAAAGAAGTTAAAAAGGAAGAAGATGATGATTTATTATCGATGGATGATTAAATAAAAACTGAAAAATAAATATTTATTTTTAAATATTTATTAAATATTTATTTTTAAATATTTATTAAATATTTATTTTTCTCAAAATGGATAATATTAGAGAAGAAATACTTTTACAATTTTGTGTAGAAAAATTTGAAAATAAATCTAATCATGATTTTGATCATAAAATAATTAATTATAATTCAAAAATAAAATTTATTTCTTTTTTATCTTTAAATAAAAATTTGATTGGAATTATCAATAAATATGGTATATTGAAACCATATCATAAAGAATTGTTGTTCAAAACATGGAATATTTTTAAAGTTTTAGAAAACACAAATATCATAAAGAACGGTCAAATAAATAAATTGAAAAATAATTGGTATTTAATAGTATTTGTTGAATGGTAAATTATATTTTTTTGTTTATCTCTTTGCTTATCTATCATTTAAAATTTTATAATAATTTGAATCAAAAAAACTGAAAAAAAATTATTGAATTAATTTTAAATTAAGAGTAAAAAGAAATGTTAAATAAAAATTTAATTGGTATAATTACTAATTATGTTGGATTTTATAAAGGAATTAATTTTGAAATTCCATTCTTTGAAAAACATTTAGATAAAGTAAATTGGACTAGTTTATCATATAATACAAATATACCATATCAATTTTTTGAGAAACATATCAATTTTTTGAGAAACATATTTCTTCTTGTGAACAACTTGGTGTTCCGGATAAAATAAATTGGTCTAATTTATCAGGAAATACAAATATACCTTTTACATTTTTTGAAAAACATATTTCTTCTTGTGAACAACTTGGTGTTCCGGATAAAATAAATTGGTCTGAGTTATCATATAATACAAATATACCATATCAATTCTTTGAGAAACATATTTCTTATTGTGAACAACGTGGTGTTCCGGATAAAATAAATTGGATTATGTTATCAAGAAATACAAATATACCATATCAATTTTTTGAGAAACATATTTCTTATTGTGAACAACGTGGTGTTCCGGATAAAGTATATTGGTATAGGTTATCAGGAAATACAAATATACCTTTTACATTTTTTGAGAAACACTTAGATAAAGTAAATTGGTCTTGGTTATCAGGAAATACAAATATACCTTTTACATTTTTTGAGAAACATTTAGATAAAGTATATTGGTATAGGTTATCAGGAAATACAAATATACCTTTTACATTTTTTGAGAAACACTTAGATAAATTAAATTGGACTTATTTATCAGGAAATACAAATATACCGGTTGAATTTTTTCTCCCTACCGGTCGAGAAGACCGTGAGAAATATTTAGCTTTACAAAGTAAAGAGATGAACATTAAAGTAGATTGGATTGGTTTATCAGGAAATACAAATATACCGGTTACATTCTTTGAGAGACATATTTCTTATTGTGAACAACGTGGTGTTCCTGATAAAATAAATTGGTCTATGTTATCAGGAAATACAAATATACCATATCAATTTTTTGAGAAACATATTTCTTCTTGTGAACAACTTGGTGTTCCAGATAAAGTGGATTGGTATGAATTATCAAGAAATACAAATATACCGGTTATATTTTATGAGAAACATTTAAGTAAAGAGATGAACATTAAAGTAGATTGGTTTGAATTATCAAGGAATAAAAATATTCCAATTTATTATAATTTAATAAAATTAAAAGAAATATTATATGAAAAAATGTTTAAATAATATTTCTTTTAATAAGTTAAAATAAGTCAAAATAATTTAAATAAAAATATAAATAGATTAATAAAATAATATTATTTTATTAATAAAAATCTTTCGATTATATTAAAATGGCTGATATTAAAAATGAAATGAATGGAAATATTTTTATTCATTACGATTTAAATAAAGAAAAATTAATTCCTTATAATTTAATTTTTGATCGTATTAATAGTATTAAGGCTCGTATTTCATATGGAATTGGATCATTACCTAGATTAACATTTTATCATAGAAATGAAAGTAAAAGATATGAATATCATTATAATGTAGAATCATTTAATTTAGAAGTTGAAAATTCAAATGAATTTATAGAAAAGATGGATGAATTAATGAAAAAGTATAATATAAAAACGAAAAAAGATTATACATTATATTGGATTTATTTTAATAAATCTTTTAGGAGTAAAAATGGAAAATTATATAAGACAATTGAAAAATTAAAAAATTCTCATAATGGTGCTTATGAAACATATATAACATTAAGATTTTCTGATGAAGAAAAAGAAAATTATTCGGAATTTGAACATATATATAAGGATGTTGCTGAATTTTCGGAGAAATTAGATTTTGAATTTTTTCAGTTGAAACAAAAAATAGAAGATGATGATATTAATTTTAAGAAATTGGTAGAATTTAAAATGTCGAAAAATACAGAATTAGAAATAACACAAACGATATTAGAAGTAAAATTTGATATTGATGTTGATATTTATGAATTTTTTGATAAAATTAAAATGAGTAGAGAACTTCCTTTTATATCAATTGGTAATTTTTTCAAAATTTTTAAAGATTTCAAAATTCCTGATACTTGGCCAATTGAAGATGAAGAAGAAGATGAAGAAGAAAAGAAAAATACATTATATATGTATATATTAAATACAAAAGATGAAACTGAAAAAAATTTATACAATCCAGATTCAAGATTATATTCAATTGCTAAATTAAAATCAAAACATAAAAAAGATGAAATTAATGAAATTACAATGGTTGTAGAATCTAGAGTTGATCAAGAATTAACAAAAACAGAATTAGTAAATAGAATATTGGGATCTTATAATAAAACAGAAGAAAATAAAATTGTAAATATTATAACAAAGGAATTAGGAATTAAAGGAAAATTTCAAATACCAAATGTAATTTTATATGATTTAATAATTAGAGATTTATGTATAAATAATTCGTTATTTTCTAATTTTATATTTATTGATGAATCGAGACAAGTTGAAAAAATAAAACAAAATATATATATTCATTTTGTTTTTAATTCTTTTTATTCTGATTCTGAAAATAGTGAAAATAAACCAATCACAGCATCATTAAATCAATTAGTAGTTCAACCAAATGATTATAATTTATTGACAAATAATTTTAAAATAGGAGATAAATATGTAGAAATTAAAATTGTAAGAGCAATTGATGAACAAATTGTAAGACAATTTATAGGAGCATTTTCAAGACTAATGAAATTATATCAGAAAGAAATAGATCCAATAATAAATAAGTATGAACATAAAATAGTAAATTTTAATGAATATATAAAGAAGGAGAAAGAAAAAATAATAATTGAAAAATCTGATCAAAAATTAACAACTATTGTTCCAAAAATATTCTTACCAAAAATTTATCCAAGAAAATGTGCTCAGGACATACAACCTAAAATTATTAATAATGAAGATTATAAAAATATGTTAGAAGAATTTCAATTACCTAAAAATTATAAAAAAAATAAAGAAAATAAAAGACCAAAATTACATGCTTTAAATTTATTACAAAATGCCATTAAATTACAAGATAAAAACGATTTATTACAAGAAGAAGCGGAATTATTAGTAGATTTATATGGAGATAATTGGGTAGATAATATTGAAAAATTACTAAGAATTCCAATATCGAGAAATGATAGAGAAATTTTTATTTATCCAAGAAAAAATGAAATACCAAGACGATATATGACCACAAGTCAAACACATCCATATATAGGAATAATTAAAAATAGTGGTGATAATAAAGATTTATTTAAATGGTTACCCTGTTCATATGAAATACCTCAATATAAAACAACTGATAATGAATTAAAAGGAGAAAAGAAAATAAAAGATTATTATGGTCTTCAGGTTAAAAATGGGGCAGATATAAATACATCAAATACATATACTATTAAAACTAATAAATATGTATTATCTAAACAAATAGGAGAATCTGTTCCAAAAAATATATCTGAATTTTTACATACTATAGATAATAATAAAGATGATATTTATTATAGAAAAGGAGTAAGCACAACCATATCAGATTTTAAAAATTCAACATTAGAATCAATAACAGTAGCAATGGGAGATTTATTGAATGTAGATGATAGAGATTTATTTAAATTAGATCCAAATAGATATTTTAAAAATAAAAGGAAAAATATGCTTAATTATATTAATGAAATATATCAAACAAGTTATCAATATTCAAATATTAAAAAAATAATAACAACTCAATATCTCAGTCCTAAATTCTTTTTAAAAGCGTTAGAAGATCTTTTCGATTGTTATATATTTTTATTTAGTAGAGATAATATTAATCCAAATGGATATTTGGCTCCTCCATTTTTTACACAAGAATATTATGATTATAAAAATAATATAAAAGAAAGACCTTATATATTATTATACGAACATACGGGAACAACCGATGGTGATTATCATTGTGAAATAATAGCAAAAAGTTCCGATTGGAAAAGAGAAAATGAAAAAATGATATTTGATCATGATGATGATATAATTGTAAAAATAAAAGAAGTGTTTAATACAATGTATATTAAAAATTTTGTAATTAACAATGAATCCATAATAAGATTAAATAATTTAAAATTACCAAGTTTTAAAAAACAAATAATAGGGCAATCTATAGATTATTTTGGAAAAACTCGATATTTAAAATTTGAAAACGATATAATCATATATACAAATCCATTGCCTAATTTATTAGTTCCATTATTTAATAATAATGAATTGAATAAAAATTTAATAGATAATAAAGATGCTTTAAAATTTTTAGAAAATATTGATCATATACCAGTTTATTCTAATAATTATATAATTGGATATAAAGGAAATATTGGTTATATTCAATTTTATTTACCCATTAAATCAATTATAAACAAAGAAAAAATAAATAATGATTTTAATGTAATTGAATTTCCAAATTACAATAATGAGGATCAATTAGAAAAATTTAATTTATATAAAAGATTAGCACGATATATTGTTGAATATGTTTTCTATTTATTCTCATTATATTATAAAAAAACAAAAAATGATGAAAAAAAAGAAGAAAAAATGGATGATATTATAGTTGAATTTGCTAATAAAAATATAATAATAAATCCAAAATTTAAATATCAACACAAAGAACAAAAGGATGAAAAAAATAATAAAGAAGTAATAAAAAGAATATTTGATATTAAAAATAATATATTATTAGACAATGGAAAAATAGTATTACCAAATATGGAAACATTAAAGAGAGTATTATATGCTTTAAAATTAAATTTAAAAAATTCAAAAGATGAAATTATAAATTATAGTAATCGTAAATATATTAAACATTATTATGAAGATATTAATGATTTTGATCAATCTGGTAATTTTATTATTGTATCTGGTGAATTAGCAGTAAAACAATTAATTTTATCAACTAAAATCAATTATCATACAACAGATGTTATAAAAATAATTCCAATTGATAAAACAGAAAAGAAAAGAATACGAAAGAAAAAAGAAACTAAAACAGAAGAGAAAAAGGATGAAGATAAAGAAGACTTAGAAGAAAAACAAATAAGAGATATAACAACAAGACATTTGAATACAACGCCATATTTGTTTAGTAATAGTAATTTAAATAAAACAACATATATAGTTCAACCGGTTACAGATATAAAAACAGGACAATATGTGTATAAAACATATAAAGAAAATGGATATAATATTGGAAATATAAATTTGGATTTAATAGATTCAAAAGAATTAAAAGATTTAAAATTTAATGTAAATTATAGTCTTGTATTATATAATTCAAATATGGATATACAAGTTAATTTTATAACAAAAGAAAATTCAGAAAATAATTGTTTAATTTTGATATATAAGATTAAGATAAATAAAGATACATCAATAATTTTATATCAAGTTTTATTACCAATAAATAATTTATAAATAAATAAATTTGTTTAATTTTAATATCTAAAAACATTAAATAATTAAAAATTTTTTGTTTAATAAAAGTTATCTAAAAACATTAAATAATTAAAAAAGATAAAAATATTATCTTTTTTTATAATAATTAATGGTTGATTGTAAAAAAAACCAAGTGAAATATAAAACTCCAAGTGGTAAACGTGCTTGTCGAAAAAAACGTTCTAAAAAATCATATATTAGGAAAAGTAAACGTAAATCCACTGGTAAAAAGAAATCATCCAAAAAACGCAAATCATCAAAAAAGAGTTCTAAAAAACGTAAATCCCCCAAAAAATCATCTAAAAAATCTAAAAAAGGATCAAAAAAACGTAAATCGTCTAAAAAATCCTCTAAGAAACGTAAATCACCAAAACGTAAATCACCAAAACGTAAATCAACTGGTAAAAGAGGAAAAGCACATCCAAAACAAACTTATTTAAAGAGTGAAAAGAAAACTCCAAATAAATTAACATTGGAAAATTGTGTTAAGAGTTTCCATATTGATCATGTCAGAGCAGTAGCCAAACAATTTGAAGTTCCTATGGGAACAAAAATGGAAATGTGTTCTGCTATTATGAGAAAAATGGATTCTGGAAAAGGAAGTTCAGATTATGAAGGATTAGGAGATCTCTTTGAAGAAAGAGAATCTGAAGCAAAAAGACCTGTTCATGTTAGATTTTAAAGTTTTTCTTGATAAAAAACTGATAATAAATAAAATGATATTTTATTTATTAAAAATTATTACAACTTTCTTAATCGTTCATAAATAATCTTATAAATAAATAATTGTTAGAAATAAATAATGTTTAATCATAATTTAATAAACATAATTAGTAATTATGTTGGATTTTATAAAGGAATTAATTTTAATATTCCATTTTTTGAGGAAAATATTGATAAAGTAAATTGGTCTATGTTATCAGGAAATACAAATATACCTTTTACATTTTTTCTCCCTACCGGTAGAGAAGACCGTGATAAATATTTGGATAAAGTAAATTGGTCTCATTTATCAGGAAATCCAAATATACCTTTTACATTCTTTGAGAAACATATTTCTTCTTGTGAACAACGTGGTGTTCCGAATAAAGTAAATTGGTATAGGTTATCAGGAAATACAAATATACCGGTTACATTCTTTCTCCCTATCGGTCGAGAAGACCGTGAGAAACATATTTCTTCTTGTGAACAACGTGGTGTTCAAGATAAAGTAGATTGGTTTAGGTTATCAGGAAATACAAATATACCTTTTACATTTTTCAAAAAATATAAAAATAAAATAAGATGGAATTCATTATCATTTAATACTAGTATTCCATCTTATTTTAATAAAATTAAATTGAATAAAATTATTGATAAATTATTAAATGATGTTTAATGTAAATATAATTATAAAATAATAAATGTTTTTATTATTTTCTTGTTTGTGTTGTTTATTAATTCCATCAATATATTTGTATTTTAAAATTTTTACAATTAAAAATATTAACGATTTTTCTGATCTCAAAAATAGTATTAAATCTGTTCATCCCGAATATAATAAATTAGTATTATATAAAGAAACATTAAAATTAATATTTTATAAATATAAAGAGGAATTTTTACAATATAAATTTGGTATTGTAAAAAATATCAATGGAAATACTCATGTTAATTATTATAAAAATCACACATTATATACAATCATTATTAAAAAAAATATCAAAAGAAATATGATTATTTATGATCAAAACGATGAAGATGTGACACTAAAGATTAAAAGATTTTTAGGATTTAATAATGATTTTCATGGAATGTTGATAACACCATCAGATATAGGATATGATAAATTAGTATTTTATATAGAAGATAATGATAAATTAGAATTTAAAGAGAATGAAATTATGAGATTATAAAAAACTGATTATTAAAATTTAATTATAACAAAATTAAATTTTTTACATTAAAGAAAATGTTAAATAATAATTTGATCAATATTATTGTAAAATATGTTGGATTTTACAATAAAATAAATTTTGAAATTCCATTTTATGAAAAATATATTTCTTATTGTGAACAACGTGGTCCGAATAAAATAAATTGGTCTAGTTTATCAGGAAATACAAATATACCATATCAATTTTTTGAAAAATATATTTCTTCTTGTGAACAACAGGGTGTTCCGGATAAATTAAATTGGTTTTATTTATCAGGAAATACAAATATTCCTTTTACATTTTATGAGAAACATTTGGATAAAGTAGATTGGTCTAATTTATCATATAATACAAATATACCAGTTATATTTTTTGAGAAATATTTGGATAAAGTAGATTGGTCTAATTTATCAGGAAATACAAATATACCGGTTGAATTTTTTGAGAAACACATTTCTTCTTGTGAACAACTTGGTGTTCCGGATAAATTAGATTGGTATTGGTTATCAGGAAATATAAATATACCGGTTGAATTTTTTGAGAAACATTTAGCTTTACAAAGTAAAGAGATGAACATTAAAGTAGATTGGATTGGTTTATCAGGAAATACAAATATACCGGTTACATTTTTTGAGAAACATTTGGCTTTACAAAATAAAGAGATAAACATTAAATTAAATTGGTCTATGTTATCAGGAAATACAAATATACCGGTTACATTTTTTGAGAAACATATTTCTTCTTGTGAACAATTTGGTGTTCCTGATAAAATAAATTGGTATGGATTATCAGGAAATACAAATATACCGGTTACATTTTATGAGAAATATTTAGATAAAGTAGATTGGATTGGTTTATCAGGAAATCCAAATATACCTTTTACATTTTTTGAGAAACATATTTCTTCTTGTGAACAACGTGGTATTCCAGATAAAGTAAATTGGTTTCATTTATCAGGAAATACAAATATACCGGTTGAATTTTTTGAGAAACATATTTCTTCTTGTGAACAACGTGGTGTTCCGGATAAAGTAGATTGGAATAGGTTATCAGGAAATACAAATATACCTTTTACATTTTATGAAAAATATTTAGCTTTACAAAGTAAAGAGATAAACATTAAAATAAATTGGTCTTATTTATCAAGAAATACAAATATACCTTTTACATTTTATGAAAAATATTTAGATAAAGTAAATTGGTTTAATTTATCAGGAAATAAAAATATACCTTTTACATTTTATAAGAAACATTTACAAAATAAAAAATATAAAGATAAAATTAGTTGGGATGAATTATCAAAAAATCCAAGTATCCCAAATCATTTTAATAAAATTAAATTATCAACAATAATAAATAAAATAATGAATAAATACTAATATTTACTATATTCATATGAGTCAACAGAGAAAAAAAAATACAAAAATATATTGTGGCGACGATGACATATTACCAGAAAATTATGATAAAATGGGAACTCGTTTTAAATGCCTCCAAAAAGGCTTTGGAACCGGTCTAATATTGGAAAGAAAGGCAAAACAAGACGGAAAAACAAAAGCAATTAAAAGAACCCCAAAAAAATCTCCTAAATTATACTGTGGTGATAAACACATATTACCAGATGGATATGATATTAAAGGAACTAGATATCAATGTCTAAAGCGTGGGATTGGAGTTGGGATTTATAACGAATCAAGAAGAGATTCTAAAAATGAATTAAAAGATTATAAAGAGATGAAAGAAGGAAAATCTGATGATTATAAAAAATTTGGATCTAATAAAAAATCAATTAAAAAAAGATCAACTAAAAAACGTTCAACTAAAAAACGTTCAAGTAAAAAAAGATCAACTAAAAAGAAATCAAGTAAAAAAAAATCAATTAAAAAATCTAAAAAAAGATCAAAAAGATCAACTAAAAAATCTAAAAAAAGATCAAAAAGATCAACTAAAAAATCTAAAAAGAGATCTAATAAGAAATCAATAAAGAAAAAAATTAAAAAGACAAAAATATCAACATATAATTCATATGTAAAGAATAATTATACTAGAGTTAAAAATAAATATAAATTAAAAGATTCAGAAGACGTTTTTATCAAACTGGCAAAACTATGGAAAAAGAATTAATTTATTATTTCAATTAATAATAAATTTTATTATGTTTTTATCAACGTTCAAATAAATGTTTAGATAATTTTGCTCTAACAATTTGTTTCATAGTTGGACTTGACCAACCAACATGATTTTTTGCTTCTTTTGAATACATACGCATTGCTTCATGTAAAGTAGTAGGTTTCTTTTTTTTGATCATTGATATTACTTTTTCAATACTTTGATTAACTTTTGGTGGAGACTTCCAAACAGCATTAGATGTATAATATTTTTTAGAAGATCGTTTCTTGGAAGATCGTTTCTTGGAAGATTTCTTAGAAGATCGTTTCTTGGAAGATTTCTTAGATGATCGTTTCTTGGAAGATTTCTTAGAAGATTTCTTAGATGATCGTTTCTTAGAAGATCGTTTCTTAGAAGATCGTTTTTTGGAAGATTTCTTTCTAGAACATAAGCGCTTGGCAGATTTTTTTGGGCGACCTGGTTTACGTCTGTTTTTAACACAAGATGGCATTTAACTTAAACAATTTAATTAATAAAAATAAAAAAAAATGATTTTAATTAATAAATTTATTCAATTTATTAAATCAATTATTAGAGGTATTTTTTATGACATTTTTAGAAGAGAAAGGAGAAATAAAAGAGAATAAAAAAATATTAAAAGATAAATTTATAAAAAATAAAGAAGATTCAAAAAATAAAGAAGATTCAAAAAATAAAGAAGATTCAAAAAATAAATTTATTAAAAATGAAGAAATTATTAAAAATGAAGAAATTATTAAAAACAAAGAATTAGAGAAAATAAAAGCGGAAGAAAATACAAAAAATAAAAAATCTTTACAATCATTACATTCATCACATTCAGAGGGAATGGATCATCGTCTTGCTAAATATATGAGTAAATTTATTATTAAATCATCTATTTTTGATTCTGGGAAATCTAATGAAACTGTAAATTTTGTTTCAGAGATTGAACCAAAAAGATCGTATTCTATAGATAGAGGACATTATGAGGAATTTTGGAATAAATATCAAGAATTAGTTTATTATGATAAAATTGTTTGTGGTATTGGGGAGAAACCAACTACTGAATTACCTATTATTGGTGATATTGATTTGAGACAGGATTTGAAATGGTTAAAAGCAACATATGGAATAGAAAAACAAGATAAAGAGAAAATGAAAAAATTACCACGTTTATATACAGAAGATGATGCTTTAAAATTGATAAAAATTTATCAAGATGTAATTAAACAGATATTAGTTAAATGGACAGAAGAGAATTTATTATGTGTATTATTAGAAAAAAAACATTCTTATTTGAAAGATAGTGATAGAATAGCATCAGGTTTACATTTACATTTTCCAAATACATTTTTAAAAAATATGGATATTGAAATCCATGTAATTCCAAGAGTTAAAGAAAAAGTAAAAGAAATGAAATTATTTTTTAAATTTGGAATAGAAAATCCAGAAGATTCTATTGATAAAGGTATAACATCTAAATATTGGTTATTAAAAGGATCGAGAAAAGATGCTAATAAAGAAAATTATCAAATAACTGGAATTTACAATAGTAAATTAGAAAAATTAAGTATTGATGAAGCATTTGGTAAATATAAATTATATACATTAGAAGATGAGTTAATTGAATTTAAACAGCCGGTTGAGTATTATTTACCGAGAATTCTCAGTATTAAAAGTAATAATAGAAATATAATGATAGTGAAACCAGATATAGAAATATTAGGAAAACAAAAATTTAAAAAATATAAAGATACTAAAAAACGTTTTGATGATGTCACAATAGATAAATTATATGATCAGGCTCGACAACTTTTAGATATTATTAAAGTTGAAAGAGCGAATGATCATGATAATTGGATGACAATTGGATTTGTATGTTATAGTATAGGAAATGGAACAAAAGAATTTTTTGATCTTTGGAATACATTTTCGTCAAGAACAACAAGAATTAATTGTTATAATGAAACAGAATTGGTTTATAGATGGGAAAAAATGAGAAAAGGAAATTATACAATTGGAACATTACATCATTTTGCTCAAGTAGATAATCAAAAGGCATATGAAATTTATAAGAAAAAACAATTCGGTAAACAAGCAAATGATTGTATTAGAGGAAGTCATAATGATTTAGCATTAATGTTATATGAATTATATGGAACAGAATATGTTTGTGCGTCAATAGAAAAAAATGTATGGTTTTATTATGAGAATCATATATGGAATAAAAATCCAAATGGACATTCATTAAGAGAAAAAATTAGTAGTTCATTAAAACAGAAATTTGTTGATATTAAAAAACAATTATACGCATCTATATTAAAATTAGATGAAGATGGAGATGAAGAAAATAATAATGAAGGGGAAAAGAAAAATATTGAGGCTAAAATTAAAGAGATTAATAAAATTATTAAAAATTTAGCAACTGCTCCATATAAAGATAATGTTATGAAAGAATGTAGAGAAGTATTTTTTAAAGATAAATTCATGGATAAATTAAATACAAATCCTTATTTAATAGGATTTAATAATGGAATTTTAGATATCAGAACATTTCTTTTAAGACCAGGAAGACCAGATGATGAAGTTTCAATATCTACAGGATATAATTATGAAGAATATGAAGATGATGCTAAAGATATGAAAATAGTAGATGCGTTAATAGATAAAATTCATACTGATAAAACTTTAAGACAATTCTTTTGGGATTATTGTTCATCATTATTAAGAGGTGGAAATTACCAAAAATGGTTCATGATATTTTCAGGTGTTGGTCATAATGGAAAATCTGTTGAAATCGATTTAATTTTTAGAGCCCTTGGTCCGAGATATGCGATTAAATTTCCAACATCAATGATTACTGGAAAAAGAACTCAAAGTTCAGCATGTAATCCAGAATTGATGAGATCTATATATGCTAGATTTGCTGTAGTTCAAGAACCAGCGGGAAAGGATCCTTTAAATATTGGTGTAGTAAAAGAATTAACAGGAAATGATTCTATGATTGGTAGAGATTTATATGTAAGTGGTGATGAAATGAAAGAATTTACTCCATTACTTAAACTTGCTTGTATTTGTAATGCTTTACCTCATGCTCATGATGCTGATCCAGCTTTTTGGGATCGTGTAAGAGTATTACCACATGAATCTAAATTTTTACCACAAAATCTATGTCCAAAAGATGAAGATGAACAATATAAACAAAAAATATTTCCTAGAATTGATACTTTAAATGAATTATTAGATCAAATAAAAGGTGCTTTCATGTTTAAAATGGTTAAAAATTTAAAAAGAATAAAAGATGAAGGTCATATTCCAGAACCTTTGAAAGTTCTATCAGCAACAAATATTTACAAAAATAACAATAATATTTATCTTCAGTTTATTAATGATAGTATTATTGATGATGAAACTAACGTAATGCAACTTGCTGAAATTTACATCATCTTCAAAGAATGGTTCAAATTAAACGTTCCTGGTCAAACAATTCCAACAAAGACAGATTTACAAAAAGATTTGGTTGTAAGATGGGGTGAATTAAAAAATCCAAGAATAACTGCTTGGAAAGGTTATAGAATGAAAACTAAAAAAGATGATAAAAAAGAAAATATAATCATTGAATTTGAAGATGAATTAAATAATAAAATGGACGATAAAAAATTAAAAGAAAAAATAGAAGAGAAATTAAAAGAAAAAGAAAAAGAAACTGTAGTTCCAAGAAAAGAAAGTAAAAGATCTAATATTGAAAGTTATAAAAGACAAATTTCAGGTAATGAAACTGATGTTGATGATGAAGAACCAAGACGATTATTAAAAGGACTTCGAAAATTATTAAAAGATAAAGTTGTAGAAAAAATGAAAAAAAATGAAAATATAAAAGATGAAAGAAAAACATCAGAAAAATATAAAAGAAGAATACCAATAGGAAGAAGTCCTAGAAATAGAAATGATAAATATTTTTCTGAAAGAAAACAAGTCAATGACGGAAAATATGAAGAAGAAAATATCAATATTTCTGAAGCCCCATTATAAATTTATTATTAATAAATTACAATGAATTTAACATGAACTTTAAATAATTTATTATTAATTAATAATAAATTACAATATTACATATAAACATTAAAATTATTAGCACTTACAACTTGAAATTTAATTACTCTTTGTGTCCCAAAAGCAATTTGATTACTTGAAGCAAATATTGTCATTCCTGTATTCCCTAATATTGTAGCTTGATTAGCATTTCCAGTATTAATACAAAAAACTTGTATTGTAGTTCCAATTGGTGGAGAATTCATTGCCGAGTAAAGAGCAGTTCCTAATGGAACTGTAATATTCATAGCCACACCTCCTGTAAATACAAATATTCCACCAATAACTTGATTGGCTGATGCCGTTGCTGTTGCCCCAAATATTGTTGTAGTCGTTAGTTGAGAACCAGATCCTGCTCCAGTGACATTAGTGGCGTTTAAATTCGTGACTGTCAAATTTGTAAAATTACCTGCTCCAGCATTAAAATTAGTAGTGGTCATATTATTAGATGTCAAATTTGCCAAATATATACTAAGTCCTGTAATATTGGAAAGAGCAATCGCTGTGCTTGCGGCCAAGTTTTGTATATCTAATGTATTATATTCGGAAACTTTTATACGAAATGGTGTAATAATATTCGTCATTATTGATTAATAAATATTAAAAATAATTAGTAAATTATGATTTAATAACATTATGTTTACTATTGAACAAAAAAAAGAGATTAAAGAAATAATTGATGAATTAATGGATTATTCAACTATTGGAAACCCAATTCAATTAAATAAATTAATAGATTTAATTTTATTAAAAATGTAATAACAAATAAATAATAATAAAACTGATTTATAAAAAAATATTTTATAAATTTTTATGTTTAATATAAAATTTTTAATATGAAATCAAATAAAGATATTAATTTTAACATTTCTAAATCTGGAGAATATTATGAAGATAAATATAAATTTAGTTGTGATATTTTCAAGAATTTTTTTATTGATAATGTAAAATATTTTCATATTTCCGCTTTTACTCAAATGGGAAAAACAAGTGTTATTAATATTATTACTCGTCTCTTAAAAAATAATGTAAAACTAACAAATATTCCAATATCTAATATTTTTATATTTACCGGTATGAGTGATACATCTTGGATAAAACAAACAAAAGAAAGATTACATAAATGTTTTCAATCTAATGTTTATCATTCACCAACTATAAAAAAAATGAAAAAAAGAATATATAATAAAAATAATGATAATTTATTTTTAATTTGGGATGAATCTCATACTGCTTCATCTATAAATAATACTATTTCAAAAGAACTCGATTTTCTAAGAAATGGTGATTTATTCATTAAAAATATCTATTTATTAACATTAAGTGCTTCTTCCCCTGTAGAATTAAAACATATAGAATTATTTAATAAACAAGATAAAAAAGCAATGACTAAACCAATTCCTATATCTGATAATTATACATCTATTAAAACTTTATTTGATCAAAATAGAGTAAAAGAATCAGTAAAAATGTCTGACGAATTTATAACCGATTTAATGACTGAAATGTTAATGTTTTCATCTCCAAAATATCATATGATTAGATTACATGGACGATCATATCAAAATAATAAAGAAATAATTATATCTGCTAATAAAAATACTTTTGAAAATTATTTTCAAATAGAAGAATGGAATTCTCTAATTAAAAAAGGTGATATTAATCAAATTTTATCTAATCGCCCAAAAATTCACACTATTTTCATTGTTAAAGAAATGTTTCGTTCCTCTAAAACTTTAACCGATAAATACTTAGGTATTTTAGTTGATAGATCTAATAAAACAATGACTTCCACTACATTACAATCATTTTGTGGTCGTTTAACTGGATTTAATCGTTCTAAAGAAACTATTGTTTATACTAATTTAGATAATGCTGAGAAATATCTTCAGATTTTTAAAGAAGGATGGTTAAATAGTGAAAATTGGGAAGCACCTCATATCAAAATGTTCAATGATAAACAAATGGTTTCTTCTGGTAAAGAAATCCAAGCTTTTATTACAGGAGATGAAGTTAAAATAGAAAAATACAGAGAAGAAATCAAAACAAAAATATTTGAAAGAAAAGATTATAAAACAGAATCAGATTTTAAAGAAGATATTAATATTTTTTATAAATCAATCAAAAAAGGTAGCATGATTCCAAGATGGAAAAATATGAATGAAAAAAATGAAGAAGGATTTATATTATCAACAGTTCGTGGAGTGACTAGAATATTTTCAACCAGTGAAATTATAAATGAAAAAAGAGCAGGACTGAGTAAAAAATGTATAAAGAGAATAAATATATGTTATAAATCATTAAAAGATAAAAAAAGTAAATGTGCTGTTATTAAATATATTGAACAAAACTAATTTTTTACTTTACTTAATAATAAAAAATTAAAATGGGTAAAAAGAAAGAAGAAAAGAAAATTAAAGATATTTTAAATAATGTGGGATTATCTCAAAATATGAGTAATCTTATTTATAAATATATAGATTATTCTCATTCTAATTTACTGAAAATATATCAACAAACAAGTTTAAATCAACCACCCCTCTTAATATTATCTATATTTGAAAGTGTAATTAGTGCTATTAAATTGGGATATTGTGGAATTGGATTTGATCCAAAAAATATATCTAAAGATTTAATTGATAATTTTTTAAAAATATATACAAATTTTGAATATGGTTCATATTCCGGATATAGTTATATTTGTTTAAAAGGCACAAAATGTGGAACATGGCTACATTTTTTTCTAACTAGATATTAAATAATAATTTTTAGACGAAAAAATAATTACAAATTAATAATTCTTTACATTTTCTATCCAATATATTTGAATTAATCTTCTTATTTGAATTTATTTTATATATTTCAAAATTTTTTGAATTTTCCAAAACTTTTTCACAAAATGAATTACTACAAACTATATATGAATCTTTAATCAAATTTATATTTTTAAAATATTGATCAAAATCAAATTTATTATTATAAAGAAATGAAGTTTTATTTAATTTAAAATATGGTGGATCTAAATATACTAATGTATCTTTCTCATCAATTTTAATATTTTCATAATTTTCATTTTTAAAATTAATATTAAAAGTATTAAAAATAACTGAAATATTTTTAATATTTTCAACTTCATTTTTCGGTATTATATATTTCTTTTTATTATATGATGAATTAAATAATCCTTTTTTATTCAATCTATATAATCCATTATAACACGTTTTATTTAGATACAAAAATAAAGCACTTAATTCTATATCATTTTCATTTAAATTATTATTTTCATTAAATTTTAAAAGTAATGTATTGAATTTAGTTCGATGATCGTAATAATCGATTTTAGAATTACAAATAGATTTAATTTTTTTTATTAATAATTCAGAATTTTCTTTTATCATTTTATAAAATAAAATTAAAACTTTATTATTATCATTTAATATTACTTCTGTATTTTTATTTATCTTTTCTATATTGATTAAATGAAAAAATATTGATAATCCACCACAAAATAATTCTATATATTTATTAAAAGATATTGGAATTATTTTTTCTGAAATTTCATCTTTCAATGAATGTTTCCCCCCTAACCATTTAATTGGAGATTTTAACATTTTTATTAATAAATATTAATAAAAATAATCAAAATTTATTTCTTAAATATTATTGAAATATAATATCTAAAATCATTTTTTTAAATATAATACATAATTAATTTTTTGTATATAATGATTCCCAACAATCTATCCATAATAAATCTGTTATTTGAAGTGTTTGATCAATATCTTTCAATATAAAATAAGTTGAAACTTTATCATCTTTAATTATTATTTGTTCTAATATTTTTTCTTTTTTAACCATTTTTTCAATTGATCAATTATATTTTGATAACAATCTTTATATAAATAAAATCCTTTCAATCCATCTATAACACACATTGTCAAAATATCCCATAATGTCATATTTTCCTTTATAGTTATAGTTCTTTTTTTTAATTTTGTTTTATTCGATATTTTATTTAGATTTTGAATCGAATTATCATAATAATTATTTATTAAATTAATCATATTATTCGATAATGACAGAACATTCGATAATTTATTCATTTAAAAAATAAATTATTAGTTTTTTATAAAGGAATAGTTATTAACATATTTTTATCATATTTTATTTCCCATATTTTTTCTTTAAATTTTTTATCTTTATAACAACTAATTCTAATTGTCTTATTTAAACAATATTTATAAATATATTCATTTATTTCTTTAATATCAAATGTTCTTTCATTATCTGAAAATAACGTAAATTCATTATCATATTTTAAAAGATATATATCTTTCCCATTACTCAATTTAAATATTATAACAAATTTTTTATAATTAGTATTTATAATCCAATTTGATAAAATTTTTGAATTTTCTAATTTCTCATCTGATAAATAATTATCTGTTAACTGTTTTCTTTTATTATCACTAATAGGTTTAACTTTATTAGAATTTCCCATTTATTAATAGTAAATGAATATATTTATTTTATTCATTTTCAGTTTTTCAATTATTCATTTTCAATTTTTCAATTATTTAAAACAAAAAAAATAAATAAATAAAATTAAAAACTAATTATTTAATTTTAATTTTTAAATTATTAAAATGACTTCTAACACAAAAAAAACTGATGATCCAAAAACCGATGATTTAAAAACCGATGATCTAAAAACAAATGATTTAAAAACCGATGATCTAAAAACCGATGATCTAAAAACAAATGATTTAAAAACCGATGATTTAAAAATCAAAGAAATTATTTTTTTAAACAAGAGAACAATGGAATTAGAAATTGAAAGAGATAAAATTAACAATGATATCAAAAAAATCAAAAATAAAATTGAAGATATTCAATTAAAAACTTCAACAGTAACAGTTTCTTATAAATATAAATTATTCATTTTTCGATATATTAACGATATATTATTTGATGATGAAAAAGCATTATTTAAATCAAATTGGAAAATTAAATCTCATAATGATTGTTTTTTTAACTACGTTGGAATAATAACAAATAATAGTAAAGAATATTATTTTACTCTTAATAATTATAATAAATCATACGATCCAATTATAATTTTCGATCAAAATAATAATAAAATTATTACAGTTTCACATTCAAAAAATGATTATAAAACAGATGAAATGAAAATTAAATGGAATTTTACTTTATTTTCATTTGATGAAATAATGGATATTATTGATCAATTAATTAGATTAAGATCGGAATATTATCCATAAATCGTTAAAAAAAATATTTATTAATATATTTCTTTATATTAATAAAATGTGTGATTCTACATCTGATGATGATTGTTCTAAATGTTTGAAAGAATCTACTGATAGTCAGTGTTGTTCTTTATGTTTAAAAACTAATGAAAGATGTAAACGAAAAGCGGAACCAGGATTAAGTAGATGTTTACAACATCATAAATTATGTAAAGAAATGTATAACGAATATAAAGATCTATGTAAAGATTTACTTGAAACCGATTTTAATGATCTTTCAGATGAAGAATTTATCAAAAAATATAAAGATTTAGTAAAATGTGTTGAGAAAAGAAGAGAACAATCTCGTATTTGTTATCCGTTTCATGATAATAAAGAGATAAGAGAAAAAGATTATAAAGGATGTTATGTTAATCCAGAACATGATATAATTTTAAAAAGATACGATCATAAAATTAAAAAATTTAAAACAAGATTTGATAAATTAAAAAATAAAAAAGAAAAAGAATATAAACAAGAAAAGAAAGAAATTTTAAAAAATCAATTTGACGAACTTAATAAATTAGAAAAATTAAGAGAATTAGTATTAATTGAAAAAAATACTCCAAAAAAAGAAGAAAAAAAAATTTTAAATCCTAAGAAAAAGAAGAAATCACCTAAAGTTAAATCTAATGAAAAAAAGAAAAAAGATGATTTAAACGATATATTGAAAGAATTAAAAAAAGAAAGTAAAGAAACTGAAAAATATTGTAAAGAAATAACAGAAAATGGAAAATTATGTTATGATAAAAAGGATGAAAGATGTAAAGATTATTGTATTAAAAATTGTTCAGTATGGATGAAAGAATTATTTAAAAATATTCCAGATAAAATAAAATTCGAATTTAAAGATAAAGATTCACTAGTTTTTAATATTAATACAATTATTATTTATTCATCCAATAATACAAAAATTGCTAATGAAGCATATTATATTGATTATGAATATCCTTATAATAGTAAAAAAAAATATGCTTTATTCAGCAGAGATACATCCCAACAAATATCAATTAATCATGATCAATTAGTTAAAAAATTATGTAATAATGTTGAAGATTATCTATTATTAGCATTTGTTTTTGCGATTGATCGTATTGATTCTAATAGTTTTATTAATTCATTCAATTTTTACTCTAATATATCATTTCCTGATACAAAATTACCTAATGTATCAGGAATTAAATTAGTTAATTTTATTGACACAAACACTTTAGAATTTGAATTAAAATTAAAATTACTTTAAAATTTTTTCCTCTATAAATTTCAGTTTTGTAATAATCATACAAAACCATTTACATATACTTTATATTGTGATAATTACATATGTAATATTACAAAAACTGATTTATTAAAATAAAATTAATTAATTTTATTTCAAAATTATTCTTTCCAAGTAAAAAATGAATAAATATACTTCATTATCAGAAAATATGATTAATTTAATTAATAATTATTGTGATGATTCGATTCAAACTCTAAATAAAATACTAATTAAGACAAAATTAAAACAAAAATCTGTTTTATTAAAATCACATCTCACATTATGGAATATTTTGACAATGTGTGTTATAGATGGAGTGAAAGGATTTTTTTTATATAAAGATTGTTATCAAGAAACTATTGATATATTAAAAAAAATGGCAAAACAAGAAAAAATATTAGAACAAATAATAATTAAAGATGATTATACTTCAACAAATTTCATCTTAAAAAAAATTGATCAGAATATTCCAATAACAGATTTACTATGGATAGATTGTTTTAAATGTAAAACATATACTGAAATTGAAAGTATGATTATATTAGATAATATAAAACAACAAAACTAATTTTTTAAATTATTATTAATAATAATTTAAAAATGAATCATATTTTACAAAAGAATACAACATTATCTAATAATATGATTAATTTAATAAATAATTATTATGACAATTCAATTCAAATTTTAAATAAAATATTAAATAATAAATCTCTTGAAAAATCTGTTTTATTAAAATCACATTTCAAATTATGGGATATTTTGACAATGTGTGTTATAGATGGTATGAAAGGATTTTATATATATGATAATGATGTTTATAAACTTACAAATAAAAGATTAAAAGAAATGATGATTCAGGAAAAATTATCAGAAAAAGTTATTGTTAAATTTGTTGATGATGAAATTTATTATATAATCAAAAATGTGAACCAAAAAAATCCTATTATTGATATTTTATGGTTAGATTGTTGGAAATCTAAATTGTTTAATTTTTAAATATTATGAGTTAATTTATAATATTATTTTAAATTGATTCAAATACAAAGGTGCTTTCTTTTTGTATTTGTGTTTTATAATCACCCGGAAACCCTGGAATATTATTAACTATATCTCCGTCTCTCAAACATTGATAAACTCCACTTCCTCTTGTTCCCTCGGGTAAAAATACATAACTTGAAGTTGCTTTGTTATACACTCTATAACGCCAAGGTAATGATCCATTAACGAATTGGGCATACAAATTCAATACAGAATATGGTGACGCTATTTTATCGTTTGACAAAATTCCCACGCTACACCACTTAGATTTGAAAAATCCATTGATGTCGTCGGGTAATACTGAACTTCCATATCTTGCGCATATATTGGGATATTCAGATGTTATCATCCCATTTCGAAGTTCTACTTGTGAATTTCGAATTGGATAAGTCATAGAGTTTACTACTGGTCTATAATGAAAATCATAAGGTTTATAAAAATCATTAGTATTAATAATATTTAAATCAGATGTATCAATATTGTTCATTCCTCTTGTATTATAAATATCAAATCCATCCAAAACTTTATTTCCTGTATTATAATCAAATGAATGAATATATTCATTAATATCTGGAACTTCATTATAATATCCATATGGTCTAATAGGAATTCCTACATCTTTCAATTTTGGTGAAATTAAATGTTTTGTTCTTCGTCGATGTCTTAAAATCATATCCCTAGTATTTCTTTTATTTCTATTATGATTTAAAGGATAATTATTACTCCTTACAATATCATCATTATCATTATCTGTTAATACATAATAATTATCTTTGATATTTCCACCCTGAGTTGAAAATTTTACAATTTCTTTATATTTTTCTTCTCCATTACAAGAAATAAATAATACTAAACAAATTACGATCAATATTATCGATATTAAATATCTCATTATTATAATTATTTTACAACAAAATAATTATTTACAACAAAATAATTATTTTATTTCCATCTTTTTTCAAATTAATATTATAAAAGAAAAATATTTTAATTTTTACAATTCACAAAATACATTTAATTCTATTTCAAACACTCTTAAATGTTCATAATATATATCTTCTGAATTTTCATCTTCTTTATCCATTACAATTTCAAGATCTTTATATTTATCATCAACTTTTTCTTTTAAAATATTATAATCTGAAAAATATCCAATATCAGTTATATTATATCTCTGAAAAATAATATCTCTATTATCATCTTCATATACTCTATATAAACGCAAAACATAAATCGTTTTCAATTCCATTTTTATATTATTTATATAAAAATAATATAAATCAGTTTTTTTTAATATTCATAAATAGTATTATCATAAAAATTCCATATTTCAAATGTATTGTTTAAAAACGGTAATATATCTATTTTTTCTTTTGTATACTTTACTTTTATCTTTTTATTTTTAAACATAAAATCGAAATTTTTAATATTCCAATTATTTATATCTTTATTTTCTTTTTTTATCGTATACTCATATATTTGATTTATAATTTCTTCTTCATTTGTAATTCCATTTAATTTTATTCTATTATATTTTTCCATTATATTATCTATTTCTATCTTTGATTCATAATATTCAATTAATTTTTGATCATCATCAAAAGTCCATATTCTATTATAATCAATTTTAATTTTATTCATTTCTTATTTTTTAATAAAACAATGATATAAATAAATCAGTTTTAAATAAAAAAAAACAACAAAAAAATAATTAAAACCGAATTAAATAAATTAAATAAATAATAAATATAGGAATGAATTATTATGAAATTTTTGATATTCCATTAAATTCCACAAAAGATCAAATTAGAATTGCTTTCAAAAAATTAGCAGTTAAAAATCATCCAGATAAAGGAGGAACTAATGAAAAATTTATCCAAATTAAAAATATATATGAAACTCTGACCGATCCTAATAAAAAAATTATTTATGATCGTTCAATTAGAAGTTCTAATATTGATGATTATCTAAAAAAATCTAAAATTAACGAGTTTTCAACCGATCATAAAGAAGAAAAAAAATGGTATCAATCAAGAAAACATCAACGTTGGACCATAATTGAAGAAGAATTATTAATAAGATTGGTTAAAGAAAATAAATCACCCATTGATATAGCAGATCAATTAAATAGATCTATTACAGCAATTAAATCACGAATGTCAAAACTAAAAATAAATAATGGACCTAAAACTAGTTGTTGGATTGATGAAGAAGAAGAACTATTAACAAAATTATTCAATGAAAATAAATCTTTAGAAGAGATATCAAAACAATTAAACCGAACAGTTAAATCCATTCACTCAAAAATCAAAAAATTAAAACTCCAAGAAATTAAAGATCAAGAAAATCTTTATACTAATGTTGGTTACAAAAAAGATGAAAAAAAAGATGAAAAAAAGAAAAAATCAAAACGATGGACCATTATCGAAGAAGATTTATTAGCAAAATTATTTAAAACAACATCAATAGATGAAATCGCAATTAAATTAGATAGATCTGTCTCAGCAGTTAAAGCACGTTGTAATAAATTAAAATTAAAGAAAACTTAATTTAATATTATTTATTTATTAATTAATAATATGGAATCTATTCAAAGTAAACGATATAATGATATAATAAAAACACCTAACTCATATATATGTAGTATGTTATATTATACTGATCAATTATTTGTTGTAAAAACCCATTATGAAGAAATTAAAAAATATGGAGAATCTGAATATTTGAATTTTTATAAAAATTCAATTTCTAACAAAGAAAATTATATTCAATGGCTAAGATGCTTTCCTTTTATAACACAATTATTATCCAAAAATATGTGTAGTCTAGTTCGTTCATATTTATCTAAAACAAAATATTAATTTATTTTTAGTTATTAATAAATAACTAAAATGACGGAAATAACTAAAATGACGGAAATGGAAATGTATTATAAGTTTGAAAATTCTATAGAAAATAAAAGATATCTTAATGAAAATACTGATATTTTAAACGATTTGTATTTTAACGATAAATTAATATCAACCATAAAATATTTAGAATATATCAAATACGCAAATTATAGCGAAAATTTTATTAAATCTTACGAAATTATGATTATCAATCAACAAAATTATATTGAATTAAGAAAATGTTTACCAATTATAAGAGAAATATTATCTAAAAATATTTCTAGTGTTGTATCCAAATATATTTCCTCTTAATTATTTTATTCTTCTTGATTTTTACATATTAATATAGAATCTGGTAAATTCCTTTGATCTGGATAACAAAGAGTAATTTCATTTTTTGTATTTTCAATATCATTTGTGTTTATATAAAAATCAATTCTAAAATCAATTTTAAATTGTTTATTTTTTGTATAAACAAAACAACAATTAATATCACATTTTGGACATTTAATATAATAATTATAATAAGAACAATATGTTATTCCTGTTGAAATACAATTCAAATGAAAATAATGATTACATTTCAATTTACATATTTGATCATCGAATATATCTAAATTACATATAGAACAAATTTTATTGGTTTTTATTAATTCTCTATTTATACATTCATCACAAATATTATTTTCCATTTTTTTATTATAAAATAAAAAACATTTTTTACATACATTTACAAGTTGAATATATCTTAATAATTCCGTTAACTGATCATTTATATTTTTATCAAATTTTAAATGAAAATTTTTTAGATCAATCGTCGGACAATCTGTATATCTCACTAATTTATTAAGATGAGAAATAAAAACTGTAATAGTTTGATTAATTATATTATCATAACTAATGTCATCATAATATATTTCAATAGTAAAATTTTCATGAACAATAATTTTATTATCTGTATAATTTGTAATATTATTATACCAAATAAAATTAAATTGTTTTTGTGTTATCCAACAATGTTTTGGTAATATTTGATTCATATATTTAATATTGTTTGGAACTTCTAATGATTTAATTTGTTCTTTCGATTTATTCAAATAATTAAAAATAATAGATTTTAAATTCTCATTAATATCTTAATTATTTAATAATTCCAAAAAATTAGTTTTTATTGATAAAAACTAATTTTTTGGAATTATTAAATGATAAATATTAAAAATGGTAAATACATTTCTTCCTTTTTCTGATTTCAAAAAATGTGCCAAAGTATTAGATGGAAAACGTCTTCTTAAACAAAGAGTAGAAGCACATCAAATAGTTAATATTATTAAAAAAAGAAAATTACAAGAAAAATGTGGATTTTATAATCATCCGGCTGTATTAATGTGGGAGGATAATATCGATGCTTTAAAACAATACTGTAATGAAATGATTTTAGAAAGTATTGAACGTGGTTATAAAAATAAAATGAAATTATATAAAATTAAAGAAAATCCTATTATGCCTTGGTGGTTAGGATATGAACATATTCATTATTCACATCAAGCGTCTTTATTAAGAAAAAATCATGAACATTATTTAAAACATTTTATTAATTTACCAAATAAATATAGATATAAAGGATATGTATGGATAACACATAGATCTAAATCAGATATAGATAAAATCAAAAAATATCTAAATAAAGAAATTATAATAAATCCTTTTAAAATTAAAGATATTTGTTATAAATTAGAAAAACCAAAAACAGTAAAAAATGAATATTATATAATAAAGAAAAATAATTGTATTTATCATTATCCTACATATAAAGGAAATATTTATATTTATGAAAATTAATTTATATTATTTTTATAATAATATAAAATCAAAGTAATTTTAATAATATTTTATTCATTTCTTCAATATTATCTTCATATACAACTTTTTTAGTTATCAATAAATCTTTCCATTTAATTTTTTTATATTCAACACATTTTAATATAAATGACATTGGAACATTATCATTATATAATAAATGATCCCATTCAATTTCGTTATGATCTAAAGTATTTAAAAATTTTTCAGCATATTTATGAGCATATTTATGATCTTGAAATAAAAAGAAATCTACTCCATATTTTAATGAATCAAATGTATTTTCAATTATATTTTCGAAAAAATCAGTAAATTCATTTTTATCATATAAGTCTTCTCTTTCTTCTTTTTTATAAAGTAAAAAAATATTTAAATTTAATTGTTTAACATATTCAGTTATTTTATTTAATTTATTTATTTTATTTAATCTTTTAACAATTTTCATAAAACGATCCAATCTAATAACAAAATTTACACCTCCATCATCATTATTTTCTATATAACAAATTAATTCTTTAATAAAATGTTCTTTAAAAACTGGAAATGGAATTTTATCAATAGTATCCCATCTAATCTTATCACTATTATCTTTAGGAAACGAAAAATTTTCCTCAAAAAACTCAAAAGGAATGTTATCATTAGCCGATAATATATACCAATCTAAATCATTTAAATATTTTTTAAAAAAACTAGTTGGATAATTATGATTACATAAAATAGTCCAATTTACTCTATAATATTCATTTCTTTTTTTCCATAAAGGAATATATTTTTCCCAAAATGTATATGGAATATTTTCATTTTCCATTAATAAATTCCACTTTATTTTTTTATTTTTACATTCATATGAAGAAATAATATCCTCCCAAAATGATAATGGAATATTTGGATTTTTTGCTAGAATTTCCCAATTCCAATCAATATTATTAATATATTTCAAAATAAAATCAACTGAAATATGAGATGATAAATGATCAAAATTAACCATGTTTAGATGTTTTTCAAAAAATTGATATGGAATATTTTTATTTTTTGAAAGAGAATCCCAATCAATATAATCTTTATATTTAGATTGTAATATTTTTTGAAAAAATGATAAAGGAATATGTTTTTGAAGACATAATCTACTCCAATCAATTTTTTTCATATATTTTTTTGTTAATTTATTTGACATTAATTTTTCATAAAATGTATGAGGAATATCACTATTCCCTGATATTATATCCCAATTCAATTTTTCTAATCCACAAAAATCATTTCCATCTTTATCTTGAAAATGTTTCTCGAAAAATTCAACCGGTAAATCACTATCAGATATATAATTCCAAATACAATCATTTTTATATGATAATATATATTTTTCTAATTTATCAATATAATTTTTATGTAATATTGTTTTTAACTCTATATTGTTATTCTGTTTGAATTTCTTTTCATCATTATCTTGTAAATATTTTTCAAGAAATTCAAACGGAATATTAAATTCTGGATCATATCTAAATGCTGACCAAATAATTTTATGTTCATATTTCAATAAAAATTCATACGGTAAATCAGAATTTCTTGACAATTTAACCCAATCAATATATTTTTCATTTATATGTTTTTCCAAAAATTTACATTCAAATCTAATTCTTGGATTAAACCCAATATAATTAGTAATAATCTTAATCAAATTAAATGATAACATTCCTAATCTTTTAGTAAACAAATAACGATTTTAATAAAAAAATCATTATTAAATAAATAAAAAATCAGTTTTTAAAATAAAACTAATTTAATTAAAAATAAGATAAATTAATTAAAATCTTTATTATATTATACAATGACAACTGTTATCAATTATAACCATCGTAACGAATATGAAATAAATTTATATTATGATGATTCTAACTCTGAAAATTTATCTGTTCAAAAAATATTAAACGAAAGAAATACATTAATTATCGAAAATAATCAATTGAGACAATTATTGAATCAACAAGTAATTAATGTTAATGGATTAATTTATCAATCAACTAATCTTCAAGGTCAAATACAACAATTAAAACAAGAAAATCAAAAATTAATCGAACAACTTAATGTAAAAGAAATAAAAATAAATGAATTAAGAAATCAAGTTGATATTTTAATGAAAGAAAGAGAATTTAAACAAACTTTATTAATTACAGCAGAATCAATTGGTTTGTTTGATAAATTAATTACTGATTATATTTTTGATTATAAAAATGTAAATAAATATACATTAAATGATATTGTATACGAAAGAGTAAATTTGACAGATATTGAATTAAAAAAATGGAATGAATTTGAAAAAGTATTAAATATTAAACCAAAAGATATGATGTGGTATCTATCTCGTTTAAAAGATGATCGTAATAAAGAATTTCATTATAGAGATCAAAATTTAAATATAGATCAAATTAAAGATACAATAATTAAATATGTAAAAGAAAATAAAGATAAAAATCATTTAAATGGATATTGTAAAGTAATCGATATTGTTATTAATACATTAAAAGATGAAAAAGGAATGTATCCATTTAAAGATGAAGAAAATGCTCCAGAAATATAATTTATATTATTTAAATAATAATATAGATATTTAATCATCAAACCATAAATCATATTCTTTTTTATTAACTTCAATATCTGAATTTGTAATTGTATTCCTAATAAGATCATTTACTTCTGATCTAAATTCTTTTAATTCTGTTTCTAAAGGTTTATCTTTTATGAATCTATCATAAATATATAATAATTTCCCATTTCTTTTATCATCATCATCAAATTCTTTAATAAAATGTGATACATTATTACGATCTTTTTTTATTTCATATAATTTAACAATTAATTTCCAATTCCATTTATCCTTAAATTTATCATTATATAATTTAGGCAATATATCTTTCACATTATTCACCTTTTCTTGTTTCAATTTTTCTTGTTCTGACATTTTTCGTCTCTTGGGAAATGTATATATAAACATAATATCATTAAGACTAATACCTTTATGTTCTTTTGTTTCATCAAGTAATAATTTGACATTATAATTTATTTCATTAAATACATCAGAAATAAATTGTTTATATTTATTATTTTTACGATTAATTTTCTCTTTATTTAATTGAGATTGAAATGAAATTGTTTCATTTTTATAAAAATCTAATTTAGTTTCTAATGTTTTTACTTTTTTTTCTTCTAATACTTTAATTTTCTCTTCCAAATCTTTAATATTTTCTTTTAATTTTTTCATTTCTTCATTGTTTATATCTTTCAATTTTTTCATTTGTTGTTTTAATTGTTCAATTTCATTTTTATATGTTATACAAAAATTACAATTATTAACTATACCTATATCTACAAAATTATCTTTACATTCAATAATATTCATTATATATAGAAAATATTTTAATTAAACCTATTAAAATATTTAATAAAAGTAGTTTTAATCAATTAAATCAATCAATAATTTTTATTCTAATTTCTATTTCCTTATCATTTTCATCAAACATTTTTCTCCCAATTTTTTTCAACTCTTTCGCTTCTTTAGACATTATAAGTTCTATAAATTGTTCTTGTGTTAATTTTTTATAAACATCGTTAAGATCATCTAATGAAACTTTCTCAATATAACAAAATAATCCTTTCGCATCTTTTTCCATTAATTTATTAAATTCGTATTTAAATTGTTTATATGAAGATATTTTATCCATAATATTAGTAATAATATGATCAGAATTAAGATGTTCCTTTTTCGATGTCAATACAAAATAATTAATAAGTTTATTCATCTCTTTAATTTTCTTAATAACTTCATCTATCTGTTCTCTAGTATTAATAACAGATAATAAACGATAAATAGATGAATTTTGATTACTATTAAATTCTGGAAAATTTATTTTAACTTCATCTTTAATATTTATCCATTCTTTATTAGTCTTTTTAACTTTTTCAATCTTAATTTTCTTCTTTTGTTCACAACAAGAATACATTTTTTGAATTAATACTTTTATTATCAATTAAATTAAAAAATCAGTTTTTAAATAGAATAAATTAGTAAAAATGGAATTTGTTTAATAATATTTTGGTAAATTTATCTCATCAGTATTAATTACTTTTAATTCATTTTTTTCAATATCTTTTATATTAATATTCTCTTCTTTTTCTTTAATTTCTTCTTCTTCTTCGATATCGTCTTCATAATGTATATATAACCATTCATCGATTTCAAATATTTTATTATTCATATACACATATAGACAATTAATATTACAAATAGGACATTTAATATAATAATAACATTTGAATTCATATGTTTTAATATTTGAAATACAATTCAAATGAAAATAATGATTACATTTCAATTTACATAATTGTGTATCGATTTTACATTTTAAATTACATAATGAACATATTTCATATTTATCTTCATAATTTATATTAATACATTTATTACATATTTCTTGTATTTTATTTTCTTTTTCCCAACAAACTGAAAAACAATATTTACATATATAAAAAAGTTCAATGTAATTAAGTAGATTATTTAATTGATGATTAATATCTTCATTAAAATTTTCATTAAATCTTTCGAGAATAATATCACTTTCAACATTACATATTTGTCTTTTTAACTTATTAATATGACAAATATAATCAATACTTACACTAATATTTTTATTTAAAATATATTTATACTCTAGATATATTACAAATTTATTATTAATATTAATTGTATATCCAACATGAATACTATTGATAATTGAATTATGCCAATATTCATTAAATTTTCTTTGAGTAATAAATTTGAAATTTGTTGTGAATAATCCTTTCATATATTTAATAATTCGAGAATTACGATAATTTAATAGTTTAATTTCATCTTTAGATTTATTTAAATAATTAAATATAACAGATTTGAGATTACAACTTAAAGGTAAATGATTCATTATTAATTTCAATAATAGAAAAATGAATTATAAAATTAGTTTTTTTTTTGATTTTAATTTATAACTTAATAAATTAAAATCATAAATATTAAATGAATATAACAAAATTATTTGATAATTTTATGACATCTAATGGGAATATATTATTACCAAATAATTCATTTCTAAATATTACACTTAGTCCTTATCTTTACAAAAATAAAAAAACTAATAAAATATTAGATATATTTTTACCACTAAAAGATTTAAATGATTTTGAATATAAAAATAAAAATGATTTTGTCAAATATTATTTAAAAAAATTGAATAATCAATATGTTTATATAAATGATACAAATGATATTATTCGAATTCCTGAAATGAAATTAATATGTATAAATGAAATAAAAGAAATTGTAAATGATAGTGAAAATTATAATCCTCTTAAATATATTTATCCATTAATTCAACTTAAAAAAGAATATACGAATTATTTAGAAAATATTGAAAAAATATTCGCAGATAGAAAAAATATAAATTTTAAAAAGAAACATATAATTAATAAAATACCTCCAGAATTTAAAGATTTATCATTATCAGGTAAAACATATTCAGCAAAATTTTGTTCTAAAGAATATACAAAAAATATTATGAAAATTTTAGATAAAAATAAATGGTGGTATCCACCAGAGACAGATATATTCAATTTAAAATCTGAAAATTATAGAAATGAAATATTAATAACTTATAATATGATGTTAATTTTAGAAAGAATAAAATCAATAATAATGTATATAACATCTATGATAGATAAAGATTCTAATGTTAGTGAAATGATATTAAGAAATTTTTGTGATATTGTAAAAGACAATATTATTTATTGTATAAATAATAGAGATATATTGGAAGATAAATTATTAAGATTTAGCGAACTTTATTTAATAAAAGACAGAATTATAGATGCCTATATAAACTATAAAAAAAGTTATATTAAATGTAATGGATATGTAATTGCTAAGTCAAAAGATGATAACAAATGGAATATATTTTTTTTATATATTCCAATTTTTGGAATAGAAAATGAAATAATGGATCCACAAATAATAAACCATATATTAGAATATGAAAAAGTAATTAGTAATTTTTATTAAAATCATTAAATTATAAAATCAATTTATTACGATTAAATACAAATTCAAAGTATTTTTAATAAGATTTCATTCATTTTCTCAATATTATCTTCATATATCATCCGTCTAGAAGTTGCTAATTCGTTCAATTTTATTTTTTTCTTTTTAATACATTTTAATAAAAATGCCATTGGAACATTATCATTATATATTAAATATATCCAATCAATATCTTTAATATTTGTATCTAAAAATAATTCAGCAAATTTATGAGCATGTTTATGATGTTGAAACATTGAAAAATCAACTTTATATTTTATCATTTGAAATACATTGTTTTCTTTTCTATTTAAATAGTTTTCAAATTTAATAGAATTATATTTTAATTCTTTATTATCATATACTAATTTAAATTCTATTTTTAATTCTTCTATATATTTTTTAATTGTTTTTACTTCTTTTTTTATATCTAATTTCCTTATAATATTAATAAATTCATAATTATCTATGTTAATTTTTATATTTTCATCACTTCTATTTTCAATATCTTTTATAATTTCTTCAGTAAGATATTCTCTAAATACCGTAAATTCAATATCATCAACTTTATCCCATTTAATAATATTCATATAATGGTTAAAAAAATCAAATGGAATATTTTCATTTGTCGAAAGTTCATACCAATCTAATTTATTCATATATTTTTTTATAAAACTAATAGGAAGATTTGTCCGTGATAAATAATACCAATTAATTTTATCATGTTCACCTTTTTGTTTACATAATGTTAAATGATTATCCCAAAATATAGTTGGTATGCTTTTATTAATGGACAATATAGTCCAATTAACTTTATTTAAATTTTTTTCCCAAAATGTATATGGTATATTTTCATTACTTGATAATAGATTCCAATTCCATTTAATTTTATTCAAATACTTTTGAATAAATTGGAACGATATATGTTTTGCTAATTCTTCATAATTAAGTTTGTCCAAATATTTTTCAAAAAAATAATCTGGAATACTTTCATTAGAAGATAAAGAATCCCAATCTATTTTATATTTATATTCACTTTTTAATATTTTTTCAAAAAAAGTATATGGAATATGTTTTTGTTTACACAAAATAGACCAATTTATTTTATCTTTATATTCTGATTTTAATATTTTTTCGAAAAATGTATGTGGAATATTTTTGTTGCCAGATAGTAATTGCCAATATATTTTATCTAAATTTTCTTCAAAAAATTTTATAGGTAAATTATCCATTGATATACGATAATAAATATGATCATCTTCACAATATTTTATTAATTTGTCAACATAATTACTATTATATATTTGTAATGGATTAATTTTATCTTTTGGAAATTTACTTTTTAAATGTTTTTCCAAAAATTCAAATGGAATATTTTTATCAAGAGAAAATGAATTCAATGAATAATTAGGCCAAAATATTTTCTTTTCATATTTTAAAAGAAATTTATATGGTAATGATGAATTGCTTGATAATTTTTTCCAATTGAATTTATCTAAATGTTTTTCTATAAATTTACATGTAAATTTAATATTTATATTATACCCAATATAATTGGTAATAATTTTAATTAAATTTGAAGATATATACATTTTGTTAGTAATGTTAAATTTATATTTTAAATCAAATATAAATTTTAAAAAATCAGTTTTATTTAAATAAAAAGTTTAAAACATCTTTAACTAACATTTCTTTCCAATAAAAATCAGAACATCTATGATTGTTTGATATTGCTTGTTTTATTTTTGAAGGAACTTTAGAAATTGATTTTCCAGCATCTTCAATTGTATCAAAATATAATAAAATAGAGTCTTTTCTATATGATAACTTACATATTATTTTTCTGTTAATATCTTTTTCCTTTTTGATATTATTTTTAACATCATCACTTAATTGTAATTTTTTTTCATCATTTTCATTATCTTCTTCATCTTCATCATTTTCATTATCTTTTCCATCTTCATTATCTTTTTCATTTTCATCGTTTTCTTCTTCATCTTCTTTTTCTTTATTGACAAAATCTAAAATATCAGAAATTTTCAGTTTTTTCCAATAAAAATTTTCACACCTTTGATTCTTTTTAATAGCATTATCAATTCTAGATGGTTTACATTTTAAATTATTCCCAGCATCTGATAAAGAATCAAAATACTCAATTAACTCAGTTCCTTTGTATGAAAATTTACATATTACTATTTTATTTAATTTCTTTTCTTTTTTAATTTTTAATTCAAATTCATTATTAGTTGATATATTTTTTAAGTTTTCATTAATTTTTATTTCATTAACAGCATCTTCAATTAATGCTGTTGTCCAATGAAATCCACCACATCTTCTATTTGGATTATCTAAAATTTTAGATATACTTGTATGATCTACTTTTAATTCTTTTCTGGCCTCAGTTATAGTATCAAATTTCTTAATTAATGTATATATTTCTTCATCATCTTCATAAATTTCTTTTTTATATTGATAAATAATTTTACCATGTTTCTTTTTAGTTTTTTCATTTTGAGCATTTTCTAGTGTTGTACACCATCGTAAATTTGATGCTTTATTATTTAAGGGATTAGAATCAATATGATCAACTTCTAAATCTTCAATTTCAAATGCTGCTAGATGAACTGGTATTTCACAAAAAGCTTCTGCTGTTAATCTATGAACATATTTTTCTTCAGATTTATTTGTATATGAATTATGAATATTAACTATCATATAACCACGTTTATTTGCAATATTTCTAATAATATCATGATCATTATGATTTACAAATTTAATTCTACCCAAATTCGAAACATAAAAATTCTCATAATCTTCATTATTACCATTGATACTAACTTGTTTCCAAATTTCTTTTTTATTTTTAATTTCCATATCATTATATTCACCAGTAATTTCTTCTTCATTTTCTGTCACAAAACTTTTATTTTGAGAAAATAATTTTGTGAATTGACCATTGCTTATTTGAACATCTAAAATAGGATTTATATCTCTATAAGCTTCAGAAATCGATTTGTAAATTTTATATTCTTCTCCATCTTTATATATTTTTACAGATCTTCCTTTACTTGTTGATCCTTTTAATTTAAGTTTTGCACTGTGTTCTCCTTGTTCTTTACTACTGGACCATTCCAGATTAGTCCATTTATTATTATATTTATTTCCATCAATATGATTAACAGTTGTTTTATTTATAGGATCTGGATTATAAACAAATAAATTGGCAACTAATCTATGAGTATATTGATTATCTCTATTTTCTGATCCTTTTTTAGGTTTATCACCCTGATTTTTATTATATAAACGTATTTTAATATAAGAATTTGTTTTTTTGAATCTTTCTACATTTTGTTTTATAAATTTATTTTTTTTTCTAGTTTTAATAATTTCAATTCTACCAAAATTTGAAATTCTATAATATGGATAATATTCATCTATTTTCCATATCTCTTCTTCATTTTCTTTTACTTCTTCAATCTCTTCTTCTTTTGTCATTTTAAATGTTTATCAAAATATATATTGGAAATTACTTGAAAATTAATTATTAATTTTTTAAAAAATCAGTTTTAATTATTAATTTTAAAATTAGTGCGCTCAATTATTTACAATATATTGTAAATAATTGAAAAATAAAGAACCCAATTTTTTTGTAATTGAGAATAAAGAAAAATATTCGAACTTTTCTTATAGTACTGGGAATCCGAGCGCACCTCCGCTAATACGAACAATATTGTGATTTACCACCACTAGCACAAAACTGAAAGTTTGTGCCACTCCAGCCCCGTCCGGTGTTAAAGAAACATTTGGCGATGATACAGTTCCAGCAGAGGCACCAGCAACTTGAGCGTTTTGAGAAGGATTAAATTGGAAGGTAACATTTGTCAATTTACCGTAGTTAGTAGATCCCATAGGATTACAGTTGACAAGATCCAAAGTGTATGAATACATATGATAACCAGTCTCTTTTGGAATTGAAACTGCCTTGTAATAAGGTTGAACAAGTGAGAAATAATCTGATCCCATATGTGAAAGACGTTGTGTGTTTTCATAGTATAACGATGTAGTGATAATTGGATCACTTGCTAAACTGGGATTGAAATTTACACCACTTGGAGTAACATAAGGGGAAGCAGCAGTGTAATTCGATCGATCAGCCTCATTTGTAGTATTGTGATAAGCAAAGAATAATGCTTTAATAGAATGAGAAAGGTGAACATCGAATCGAGATGAAGAATTAGCAATAACAACTGGTTGAGAAGGATTAGTCTGAACTTGTTCAATGAGAATATCACGAGGTTTCTTACCCATACGTTTACGTTCATCACCAGAAACAATAGCATATTCAGCCCAAACTTCAGAGCATTGAAGAACTGGAACAGAGACGAGATCACCAGTTCCAATTGCTTGAGAAACACCGGTTGAGATGTTATCAAGAACAATAAGTTCAGTGTAATTGCGAAGATTGAATCTCATTTTCATATCATTATAAGGAAGAGCCGCAGTTGGAAGAGAAACACCAGTATCACGAGACCAGCACATAGGAATAGGAAGATTTAGAACAACTGAATCGATGGTGATACCGGCACCAGAACCACCTAAAGCCAGGGGATTGATAAGTTCATCAATATTACCGATCATGTTGTCATAACCGTTACGTTTACCTTGAGGAATGGTGAATGCGGTCCAGAAATCGAGATAATAGTTATCAAGACGCATAGCGACGAGATCGTTGAAATTGAAAGAAATTTCACGAATTAAATTGTGCATAAGATTGCGGGTCCAACGAATACGTCCATTGGTTCCAAACGCATTTCCTGTGGTGTTAAGAACTAATTGAGGGGTAGTGACACGGAACCAGGAATATAAGAGATAATCACCGGCGCGTGAGATATTAGCCTCAAAAGTGGTTCCGAAAACGGGATTTGAGGTTGTGGTTAAAACGACTGGAACAGTGGTAAACCAGGTGCTCTTGCGAACACGGCGAACGAAATAAGAAACAGCGTCCTTGCCACCATACATGTACTTTTCGGGCTCATCGAACGTAGCAAGGTCAATAAACCCAGAAGTTAGATTACTGCTCGAACTGGTGCTTGACATGAAATTTTATAATTAGTATTTACATATACATAAGATAAAAAAAATTACAAAATATTTTCATTTTAATTATTGAGTTTAAGTATTATTAAAAATCATTTAATTCTAATTTTATTTTTTAATTATCGCTATTTTTCCTTTAATTACGCTTAAATTAATAAAAAAACTAATTTATTTTTAATTTTTTTGTTTAAAATTAAAAATACAAAATATAAATGCTGTCAACTCTTAAATATTCAAGTAAAATAGATAGAATTAAAAAGATAACAGAAAATATAAAAAAGGGAAATTTGGAATTATATAATGAATTAATAAAATCAAAAACATTAAATCGAGAAATCAAAAAAGTTTTTGATTATATTAATGATACATATCCAGATATAGAAGAAAAAATTGAATGTGAGAAAAAAATTACAAAAAAAAGATATGGAGATTGTATTTATAATACACAAATATTTATAACAAGTTCAATTATAATATACGGATATATATTTGATTACACAGAAACTGTGTATATAGATAATAGCAAAGGTATAAAATTACATTGCAAAAAATTTGGACATGAAATGTCTAAACGTTATCATAATCATTTTAAGAAAAGTGGTAATTGTGAATTATGTTGGTATTATTATGAATTTGTTAGGAAATCAAAATTGATTCATATTGATGAAAATGGAAAGTGTCTATATATTTATGATATGGTTAAATATAATGGTTGTAAAGACCAAGTTATGATATTTTGTATAAAATGTGATGAATATTTTTGGCAAACTCCAGAAAATCATATGAACAAAAAACATGGATGTAATAGTTGTGCTATTAAAAGAAGGACAACAACACAAGATGATTTTATAAAATATTGTGAAGAAACACATATAGATTTAAATGGAAATATTTTGAATGATTATTCTAGAGTTATATATGTAAGTGCTAACAAACCAGTTGAAGTAGTATGTTTATTTTGCAAAAATTCATTTTATCCAACTCCATATAATCACATTTCTAATAAAAGCTGATGTCCAAATTGTTCTTCATTAAAAACTGAAAAAATGGTAAGAGAAATATTATTTATTATAACGGGATTAAGATTTCCTAAAAAGTCAAATCATATAAAAAGAGAAGGAAAAAAAGGATTAGAACTAGATTGTTATAATGAAGAAATTAAAGTTGCTATTGAAGTTAATGGTATTCAACATTATAAACGCCATAAATTATTTCATGATGATGAAAAAGATTTTGAAGAACAAAAAGAAAGAGATCAAATAAAAATAATTGAATGTAAAAAAATGGGAATAATATTAATTATTATTCCATATCAATACAATTATCAAAATATTAAAAAATTATATGATTATGTTTATAATCAATTAGAAATTAATGGAGTATTTAAATTGTTAGAAGAAAAGGGATTTATTATTCGTGTTGATAAATATGAATATAAAGAATAAAACTGATTTTTTTAAATTTATAATTGAAATTAATTATAAATGTTTAATTCTAGATTTGGATTGATAGAAGGAAGAAATGATAATATCAGAGATTATGAGTTAGATGAAATAGAAAGATCAAATAAAAATAATACAAATAAAATAGTGAAATTAGAAAGATCAAATAAAAATAATACAAATAAAATAGTGAAATTGGAAAACTCATTATCATGGAAAAATTGGATTATAATGAGTTTAATTGGATATATTTTAACAACTTATTTTTATCCAAATATATTTTCATTAATACCTATTTTAAATAAACTAAAATAAAGAATAAAAACTGATTTTTAAAAATTTATAATTGAAATTAATTATAAATTTGAAATAATGTTGTGTGAATCGAAATTTCACGATCATTCTGAGAAAAAAGAATATATAACAAATAAATGGTGTTTGTATTGTCCAACTGAAACTTGTCTAAATTGTTATCCAAAAGAAAGATGGGTTCAATGTAGTAAATGTTATATGGATATGTGTGAAGATTGTTATAAAATTCAAAATAATCACAAAGATAAAAAATGTTGGAAATATACAGAAAATACAATATTACAAAATAATTATAAAGGAAATTGGTGTAATGAAGCTGTATTTTATGAAGTATTTTTATATTCTCAATTTATAAGAGATTTATGTTATTCTCTTCCTTGTGATTTGAAATTTATTGAAATATTACATTATTTTTTAACAGTTAATTATCATTTATGTAATTCGGCGGCTGAATTGGGCTATTTTTTTATGGATTATATGTTACCATTATATGAGCAATCAAGTTTATACGATTTTAAAAAAATTGAATTAAATTTAATTTGTCTTTCCAATAATGAAAACAACTTTAAAAGAAAAGAACTTATTAAACAATATTTGATTAAAGAAAAATATCAAGAAAAAATAATTCTTATTAATATTATGTGTTATGATGTTAGTAATTTTGTTTTAAATATTGATGATACAGACTGTGGTGATAAATATATATGTCAATCAATTGATAGTAAAAAGAATAATTTATTTAATACGATCAAACAGAATAATTTTACATGTAAAGATAAAATATTAAGAAAAATATTAATTAAACATAAAATTTACAACAATCTTACAAATTTAATTTTTAAATATTCCAATATTTTTGACAATCATTATATTATATCATTTAATCCATTAAAACCAATGCTTTATGAAAATAATAAAAAAGAAATTGATTGTAAATTTATGTTTAAAAAAATTATGAATAAAAAATTTAATATGAGAGATCGAAATTATAGTAATCAAATATTTTACAAAAATAAATATCATTGTTAAAACTGATTTTTTAAATTTAATACCATTAAATTTAAATTATTAAAATGTCTTCTTCTAAATCTCTTTCTAATGAACATAAACATACAATTAATATCAAACATTATATAAATCCAAAAATAATCTATCATTTCGATACAAAAAAAGAAATGACAGATTGGTTAGTTAAAGGACAATCTTTTGTAGATGAGAATCATGGAAAGATTGGTAAATGTGTATGTAAAACATGGAAAACTTATGAAATTTATCATGAGAAATTGAAATCTAAAGATTAAAAAAATTAATTTTAATTAAATAAAAATGATTAATTAATATCTTTTGTATATAATACAAATATATTTTAGTATATAATACAATATGATATCTGAAACATTTGAAACTTTAATAAAATTAACTGAATCAAATAATCAATATTTAAATGAAATTGAAAAATCAGATCGTAAAAATATTGATCAATCATTAATAAAATTAAACGATAATAATAAAAAAATTAGAGATAATGTTATATTAGTAAAAACATTAACAGAAAAACAAATTAAAAAATTAAATTCAAAAATAAAAACATTAGAATTACGTATAAAAATTTTAGAATTAGAAAATAAAGAATTTAAGGCTGATAATAATAAAATTCATGATCAAAATAAAATATTAATTGACGATTTTAATAGAAAAAAATTCATTCAAGGATTAAGTGATATTTATAGAGAATATAATAAATGAAATGTTGGATTATTATATAAAAGATTTGCCAAAAAAATTACGATTAGATCTTAATAGTATAATTTCTACATATTTAGATCATTTGAGATATATAGAAAGAAAAAATGTATATGATTATATACAAGAATTTAGAGAAATTATATTACCAAATATTGAAAAATGGTATAAAGATTATGGTTATGGAAATTGGAATTGGGAATTTTTTGTATGGTTTATGGATATAAATAATGAAAGAAATAAAATATCACATTTATTTTATGAAAAAGATAATTATAAACAAATATTAATAGATTTTAAACATAAGTTTAATGATGAAGATTTAATAAAAACAATACCAAAATTCAACAAATTTAAATCATATATTATTGAATTTATAGATTCAGAAACTCAAACAGAATAATAATTTTAATTAAATAAAAATGATTTAATTAATATATTTAGTATATATTACTGATAATGACTCAAATTGCTGAAACTTATGATACATTGATTCATAATATTAATGTAAACGTGAATGATTTAAAAACAATTGAATATAAGATTTCATTTAATAATATTGATCGTAGGGAATTTAGACAATTGATTGGAAAAATTAAAGATAATAATGAGAAATTTAGAGATAATATTATTGTATTGAAATATTTGACAGAAAAACAAACAAAAGAACTTAATGAAAAAATAAGAGAATTAGAACAAGATGTGGAAAATTTAGAAAATCAGAATAAAACATTTACAGAACGTATTGATAAATTAGAAAAAGATAATATAGAATTAAAAAAAGATAATATAGAATTGAAAAAAGATAATATAGAATTAAAAAATACATTACACTCAGATCAAATGAAAAAAATAGATAAAGAATTAACAGACGATATAAGAATAAGTTTAAGTGATATTTACTATAATAAAAATCAAGAAATTTCTAATATGTTTAAATTAATGATTTTAAATAACGAATATAAAAAGAATAATATAATTCATATTGATACTTTAAATAAAATTATTAATACATATAAGGATTGGTTAAAATTTAAAGAACATAAAAATGTAGATTCAATGACTAATATTCAACAATTTAAAACAATAGTTATTCCAAATCTTAAAAAATGGAATTTAGATTTAGATATATATTTATGTTTAAATAGAATATATAAAATCCCCTTTGCTAGACAAAGAGATGAACAAAATAAAATTTATCATAAAAATCCAAATATAATCAAACAAATTTTAAACAATGTAAGTAATATGTCTGAAATACAAATTAAACAATTAGATATTGATGATGATTTACCAAAATATTTGAATGCTATTATTAAGTTAATAGAATAAAACTTATTTAACTATTAATTTTTAATAATTAAATAAAATCTTTAGTATATAATACATAATGTTATTAAACTCTTCATTAACTATGGAATCATCAATGATATGTAAAGATGATATTGATCGACTTGAAACGTCTATATCTATTTTAGGAAATGAAAATTTACAGATCAAAACCGATTTTCAACGATTAAAAAAACATATAAAAGAATATGAAGAAAAAAATAATAAAGAGATTAAAGATTTAAATATATATGTTAAAAAATGTGAAGATCAAATCAAAGATTTAAAAATAGAAATAAAAGATTTACAAAAACAAGTAAATGATTTTCATAGAGAAAAGAAATTTAATGAATTACAAGATAATATAAGAATAAGTTTGAGTGATATTTACTATAATAAAAGTAAAAGTATTAAACAAATATTGGAATCTATGGTCGATAATGATGAAATTAAAGAATGTAAAATAACAAAAATTAAAACTTTAAATAAAATTATAGATGCGTATGAAACTTATAAAAGAAATCCTAATAGTAAAATGATGAAAGTAAAACAATTTATAGAAATTATTATTCCAAATGTGATCAAATGGAAATTAAATTTGGATATTTATATGGAATTAAATAAAATTAATATATATCGTAACAGTCAATATCATAAATCGATAAAAGAAATTTTAGAAATTTTAGATAATGTGAAAACCATGTCTAAAGAAGATATTACAAAATTAAATATTAACGATATATTATTAAATAATATTGATAATGTTATTGTATTGATTGACTAATAATTTTAATTAAATAAAAATGATTTAAATAATTTAATTGATAATAATTAAATTATGGATGAATTAATTAATGAAATCAAAGAATTAAAAATTCGTTTTAATGAAATTGAATTAAAATTAAAAAATATAATTGAACAAAAAGAAAAAAATAAAATAGTTGAGAAAAAAGAATTAATTGAAAAGAAAGATGACCGACGAATTCTAGTATGGACATATGTTGATGGAAGTCCTAGATTTTATCGTGTTGTTAAAGAAACTAAATGTAAAATTCATGTTGTTAGAATTACTGAAAAATATACAAAGATTGATGGAATTTCAATTTGTTTACCAGGAAGAAAAGATTCAAATCAATTTAACTGGTTTACAAAAACATCAGAAGGTATTAAATATGAAGGAAAATTAGTTGTTGAATGGTCTGAAGAATTAAAACAAAATTTTATAAAAGAACAAAAAAGATTTCATATATTTGATAAAGTTTAATTTTTTTTATAGTAAACTGATTTATTTTAAAATTATTAATAATTATTTAGATAATGAATTTATTATTAAGAAATACGATATTATCAAAAAATTTATCTAATGTGGTTTTTAAATATTATGATAATTCATTTAAAACTTTATATAAAAAATATAATAAAACTATAAATATATTACCTAATATTATAAATCCAAACATAACTTTGAAAGATTTTTTACAGTTATATTTAATTCAAATAGAATTGGATTTTGGATTTTAAAAAAACATAATGAATTAATTGTATTAATTAACAAATTAATAATAAAAGAAAAAGCAGAAAATTATATTGAAATAAATAAATTTAAATTAACAATTGAGTATTCTTTCAAAAATGTGATAGGTGAAATTTGTCCAATTTATAAGTTTAATTATTTCATATACAAAAACTAATTTAATATTGATAAAAAAAACTAATTTTTATAAATCTGAATATTACGATAATTCATTAATAATTAGATTTATAAAAATGAATTTATTATTAAGAAATACGATATTATCAAAAAATTTATGTGGTTTAATATATAAATATTATGATAATTCATTTGGAACTTTATATAAAAACTATAATAAAAATAAATCAAAAATGTTACTTGCTGAATTAAATCCAAATATAACTTTAAAAGATTTATTAGCACAATCCTTAATTTTCAATCGATCTGGATTTTGGATTCTAAAAAATCATGAAATTTTAATTAAATTAATTGATAAATTAATAATAAAAGAAAAAGCAAAAAATTATATTAAAAGATTTGAAGGTGATCTATCAATTATTTATTCTTTTGAATGTATGTATTATAATACTGGTCCAATTTATAAATTAAATTGTTGGATATAGAAAACTGATTTTATAAAATTTATTATTAACAGAATGAATTTATTATTGAGAAATGGAATAAACAATTATCGAAAAATTTATAAGTTTAATATAAGAAAACTGATTTTTACTAAATTAGTATTAGTTTTATAAAAATGACAGAAATTATTTTTAACAAGTTATTTGATCAGTGTCAATATTATAGAGAACAAATTAGATTTTATGAACAAAAAATTCAAGAAATTGTTATGAATTCTACAAATGAAGAAAAAAGAAATTTCATTGAATCAAAAAAATGTTTTGATGATATTAAAATAGGAAATATCGTTCATATATATTATAAAAAGGAAGATGATGATTATTACAAATTACATTATGACGTTATTGAATATAAATTTAATAAAAAAGAAAATATTGTGATTGTAAAATTACATCCTAATCAAGATTTATCTTTACAACAAGAACCAGATTGTGATATTTATATGAAATGGGATTTAAATAAAACAATTCCATTATCTATATCAGATCCTTTATCATGGGAAATTACATCACATAAAGATGCTTTAATTCATCCATTTATTGGAACCTCATGTGTATGTGGTAAATCTTGTTCCGGAGAAAATAGTGTTGAGAGTTTAAGATTTAATTGATTAAAAAACTAATTTATTTTATAAAATGAAATGATTTTATAAAATGTTTAGAGAAGAATTAATACAATTTTTAATTACGAATGAATTTTGGTTATTAATTATTTTTATGTATTGTAAAAATAATGAATTATTTCATTCATTTTTTATTAATTTTTTATTAATTTTTTATTACAGATTTATAATTATATAATTTATTCATTTTTTATTAATTTATCATTTAAATTTATGAGAAAAATAATAATTTAATTACTTGTATAGTTTCACATATATTATTAGTATTTATTATCGTATGAGATTTGATAGTATGTTTACCAATTTTACCTTTGATATTTTTATCCCATATATCTATGCTTATTTGTTTTCCATTTTCGTTTTTTGGTATTATCCATCCTCCATACCATTTATATGGTCTTAGATCAGATGGTGTGATCCAAAAATTAAATTGATAAGTAGATTTCTCAAGTTTATGACATTTATAAAGACAATCGTTTATTTCTATTATTTTTACCAAACAGTCTATTTCTTCTTTATTTTCTAATATATCTGGTCTTTTTATATATTTTATTTTATAAGTTTCATTCTTCTTGTTTTAAATGACTTTGATTTTCTAATGTAATTTTATTCAAATCTTCATTATTTAATAAGGTAGTATCGATCAAAATATCTGATGGTTTAAATTTTCCCTTGATAATATATGAAATAATATCTTGATCAGCAAAATGTTCTGCTATCTTTTTTGATCTTGTCCAACTTGTAAATCTATTTCTTGAATATTCTTCTTTTGTAGGTAATGATGATATAACACGTTGTTTATTTTCTATATATAGATCAATAGGAACATATATACCACGATATAAAGTTATAATATCATTAGGAATAAATAATTTGTAATTTTCTGATTGTTTTTTTGTAAATTTAGGAACAGTTTCATATGAATTCATAAAATTACCATTGATCCAATTAATTAAAAATTCTTTATTATCTGATGATAATACTTTTGTCATTTATATTATATTTAATATAAATAATTTAACATTTTAAAATATTAAGTCGAACAAGATTATTATTTTTATTTTACAAAAATCTTTGATAATATAAAAAATTTTTTTATAAAAAGAACACCGGTGGTATTATTGGTTCTGATATTATATATATAAATCCATTTGAACATTCAATCGCTTGTAATATATCTATTGATTTGGAATGTTCTTCTTTTGAATTGTAGAAAGATTCTAAATTAGTATAATTGGGAGAAGTGCTTTTATAAGGGTGAGTTAATGTGTTATAAATATTACTTTTATCCATATTAAATATTTTCATATTTTTAATAAAAAACTCATTATTTACTGATAATGGTTTAACTCTTAATGGACGATCAGATAATTGTTCGGGATAAATTGCTTGTTTCAAAATGTGTGTTTTTAAAATTTCAAATAATCCTGATGATTTAACATTTACACCTAAATCTGCTGTATAAATATTTCTGTTTTCTTCTTTTGTGCTATCAGGAACATTTTCACTGTAAAATTTTTCTAAAATATTAAAATTAGCATCTATTGGTAAAAATAAAGTATTTCCATGAACATAATTCTTTTCATTTAACACTTTAATAAAACTTGGATCTGATCTTAATAAAGATGTAAAATACGAACAATCTTCTAACATATTAATAACATTACCAATAGTATCCGCCTTATGTAATTTTTTGATGTTTGATGGAGTATATCCATTATTCATATAATCATTTGATAATTTATTTTCTACATCTTTTTTAATATCTGTTTCTACAAAACTATCAGAATATCCTAAAGAATAACCAGAAGCATATTCTTTATTTACTCTTGCGGTATTAAAATTAAATGAAAAATTATTTTTTGGATAATCGGGATAAAAATCTTCAATAGCGTCAAAATTGGTTTCATAACCAAATATGGCAGTCATTTATATTTATTATATATTAATATGATAAATAATTTTAATTTATTAAATTGTTGGAATAATATCAAATTAACAATCGATATTATGAATTAAAAATTAATTTGATTTGATATTAACAATCGATATTATGAATTAAAATTAATTTGATTTGATATTAACAATCGATATTATGAATTAAAATTTTTGTATCATAACAAAATGATTAGATGATATAACTTGTTTATATCCATTTGGAATCTCTTCAAATATTCAAGTCTACGACGAAAAAACAAATTTAATCATTACATTTTTATTTTCCAAATATTTATCCAATTTAATTTTTTCGTCGTAGACTTGAAATTATGATTGAATTATCCATTTTAAATTTGAAATGATATATTTAATAAAATTAGTTTAATTTAATAAAAAATTTATCATATTTTTCCCATCCTTCTATATTTTCGAATTCTTTATTTTTCCATCTTAAAAATAAATTATTGTTTTTATAATCTGATTTGAAATATATATTTGGGTTTTTAGAACTTTTGAAATCATTATCTTTTATTAATTTTAATAAACAATTTCTAATAAAATGTTTATCAGATTTACAATAAAAACATTTCTTTTTTTCTTTTTCTTGTGATTTTTCAATATTAATATATTCATCTTTTATTTCTAATGTTTCAATATAATTATTTTCAGTTGATTTAATAATTTCTATATTTTTTAATAAGTTTGTAAAGAATTCAGCAATATTTTTATACTTAATTCCAAATGTTTCTATTATATTATCATTTTTTGTAATTTCGATAGAATCCCAATAAAATATACTATTATTTCTATGATATATATTTTTAATATTATCTAATGAAACTTCACTTAAAATTTTGTTATTTTCAATTTTAATGAATCTTTTATCAGTTAATATAATATAATTATTAATTGTATTTTCATAATAATAAAATACTTTGTCATTATTTAAAAATTGTTCAAATTTTTTATTATGATCAAAAATAATTCCCTTTGGTATATCCATTTTATTTTAGATAATAATAATTATATTATTAAATATGAAATTATTATAGATAACATATTATTAGTAAATATTTTCATTTTATTTATTATTGTTTTTATATATTTTGGTGAAAAATCCAAATAAATAGTTTCTCCATTAATAATACATATAATATTTACAAATTCAAATAATTTAATTTTTTTATAATTATAAATAATAATTGGAAATCCAATCATTTTAGGGTTATATTCATTCCATGTAAAATATTTATTAAACATTGTTATACAACAATTTAAAGAATTTGCTATGATAGTTAGATCATTAATATCATTTTGTAAAGGAAGACTATAAATTTGATAAAATTCTCCAATATTATCTAAAACAAGAATTTTTTGTTTATATTTAGATATTAAATCATTCTTAATTATATAATAGGTTTCAATCGATTTTTTATAATTCATTTTTTATAATAAATTATTAATTAATAATTTATTAGTTTTATAATCCAATAATTCCATAAGAAATTTTAACAATATAATAATCTCCATCTTGATAATCTGAAAATCCATATCGTTTTTCATATTTTGATTTTACCCAATCACATATTGATTTTTTATCAGCATCGGTTTTTACTTGATTAATTGGAATTTTATACATATGACCTTTTCCATAATTCCAATTATAACTACCTAAAATTGGAGTAATATCGTATAAATCGTAAGTGATATCCATTATAAACAGATTTATTGTTTGATCTTTTTTATTTAAAAAATTAGTTTTATTTAAAAAATTAGTTTTATTTCTTAAAATAAATAATATCAGTTAATAATTGAAATTCTCATAAAATATAAGGTGGATTTAAATATTTTTGAATAAATTTGTTTTATTTGAAATAAATTTGTTTTATTTTTTCAACCTCAAATGAAATATGATGTGAAGAGTATTTATTAGGTTTGTAAATAATTTGTAATAAATATAATTTGTTAAATTCTAAACTTTCATAACTTATTGAACAGTATTTGTATTCTTTATATAAATAATTATTAATATTGGTTAGAGATTGAAATTCTCCCAAATTTCTACAAGGCCTCCAATATTCCCATAAAATATAAGTTGGATTTAAATATTTATTAATAATACTTACTGGTAAATATTTTGGAATAAATTTAAACAATAAATTCATTTTATTTATTTTTTCATATCTTTAAATAAACAATAATATATTAGTTTTATTTATTATTTATCTCCTTACATAAGATAAATTTAAAGATATGAAAAAATAACAGATAACATATTTTTACTATAATTTTTCATTATAATTTTTGTATATTTTTTAGTGTAATATTTTTCTGAATAATAATTAAAACTATTATAACTTAAATCTGTTGAACGAGATGAATCGAATTCTATAATAATATCATAATATTGAGATAATATTTTTCTATGTTCTAAAAATCTAGATATTGGAATTGGAATTACTTGAGGATTATTATTAGACCATTTATTATTTTTACTATATTGTGTTATATGTAAATTACAAATTGTTGAAATGAATTTTAATTCATTAATATCATTTTTTGATGGAATACTATAAATTACATAATATATAATATTTCTTTGTAATAGTAATATTTTCCATTTTTTATATTTATCATTTAGTTTCTCTTTAAATTTATAATATCTATTTAATTCATATTCCATTTTAAATAAATTATTTATTATTCTTTAATAAATAATAAAAATTAGTTTTTAAATTAAAACTATCGTTACGGTTTAAATAATTCGATTACATCAGAATTATTTTGACTACTATTATATCCATTGATCAATTCCAAACAAACTGGTTTAGTTATTCTTAAAAGATCTAAATTACAATTATATAATGGACTATTTTTAAATTTTTCACGAATAGGTAAAATTGTATAATTTGTTTTATTTTCTTTATTTAATAAAAAATCTGTTTTCACAGTTCTTAGGGCTTCAGTTTCACTTATTAAAAATTCTGTTATTTTTTCATTATAACTTAAACCTATGATTGAAATTGGTTTATTATATTGATTACTAAAATAATTAATAATATTTTTATAAAGATAAGTTTTTAAAATTGGAATATATATATGTTTATTATTTCCATTTAATATAATTTCTTCTATAAGATCAATATAAGTATCTAATTTATCTAAAAATAATGTTGATTTTTCGGAATTTAAAATAAAAGCAGTTTTTGATAATGTTCTTCCAACTGTATGAGATTTATTAATAATACTATCTTTACTTTCAATAATATTTGAAATTCGTAAACTAATAAATTTTAAACATGAAATATCATCCACCGCATTAATTATTAATTTTTCACCAATTGTTTTATATGGATTTTGTGGATTACCAATATATAAAACAGTTTTATTAATAGAAGAATGTAAATATACAGGATTGTTAATAATTGAATTTATAATATTTGAAACTCCATCAATATTTGTTTTGATCATTTCAGTTGGATTATCATCAGCATATAAAGAGAAATTAAGAATAATTACAGATGGAAACAAAAATGATATATTTTTATATACAGAATTATAATCTCTAACATCACCAACTATAAAAGTTAATTTCGGAAATTTAGTTTGTAATTCATAATGTTTTTGATTATTACGAGAATATATAAAGATTTTATATTTTTCATAAAATCTTTTAATTAATCCTAATCCAATAGTAGAAGTTCCTCCAAAAATTAACATTTTTGGAACAGCAGATGGTAAAGTTAGATCAATATGAAGAGGAGTAATTATTTTTGTTTCTAGATTTTTTTTCAATATCAAATTTTCTTTAATTTCCTTAATTTCATTATGTAAATCGCTAATTTCCTTTTGTTCTTGTTCCATTATTAAAATAATAAAATGAAAATGTTAAATGTTATTTTTTAACATTATTTTAATTTTTAAGTTTAACTTTTAATTTTTTCAATTTTTTTTGATCATTTATTTCTATTTTATAAAATATTTATTTTTATAAAACATTTTCCAAATTTTAACTTTTTAATATTTTAATTTTAATTTTTAAAGTTTAACAAACGAACGATCATTCATTTTATTTTTTTAACATTATTTTAATTTTTAAGTTTAACTTTTAATTTTTTCAATTTTAATTTTTTGATCATTTATTTCTATTTTATAAAATATTTATTTTTATAAAACATTTTCTAAATTTTAACTGTTTTATAGTTTAATTTTAATTTTAACTTTTTAATAGTTAACTTTTTAATAGTTAACTTTTTAATAGTTAACTTTTTAATGGTTAACTTTCTAAATTTTAACTTTTTAATAGTTTAATTTTAATTTTTAAAGTTTAACAAACAAACGATCATTCATTTTATTTTTTTTAATAATTTTAATTTATTAATAGTTTAATTTTAACTTTTATTTTTTAAAGTTTAACAAACGAACGATCATTCATTTTATTTTTTTTTAAAATTTTAACTTTCTAATGTTTAACAAACGAATGATCATTCATTTTATTTTTAAATAATTTTAAGTTAAACTTTTGATTGTTCGTTGTTAAACTATTAAAAAATTAAAATTTAGAAAATGTTTTATAAAAATAAATATTTTATAAAATAAAAATTAAACTATTAAAAAATTTAACTTTAATGATCGTTCGTTGTTAAACTATTAAAAAATTAAAATTTATAAAATGTTTTATAAAAATAAATATTTTATAAAATAGAAATAAATAAAATTAAAATGATCAAAAGTTTAACTTATTAAATTAAAAAATTGATGATTTTTTAATTAATAGTTTGAAATAATAAATGAATATATTATTATTAATATTAACAATTATTGTAATACTATTGGCATTATTTGGATCATATATGTTAATTTTATTATTGATTGGTAAAATAAGAAAAATACCAAATACATTTAATACAGATATAATTCATCCTGCTAGTTTGTAAATAATTTAGATTTAATATAATAATTTATATTAAATTAATTGAATGCCAAAGAAAAAGAATAAAAATAAAAAATCTATTATTAATACTATAATGGATAATAAAGAAAATGAAATAAATCAATCTATTTCTTTTAATGATATTAAACAAACTATTATTGTTCCAATGATAAGTCATCCAGTTGGAAGTTGTGTTTCAAAAATAGATTATGATTTATTATGTAAGGAATATCATCGATTACAAAAAGAAAGAGATGATTTAAATAAAGAATTATTGCGAATTACAAATGGAGATTTAAAAAAATTAAATTCCGATAATGAAGAATTACATAAAGAGAATATAGATTTAAAAGAAAGAATTAAATATTTAGAAAAAGAAAATAATGAATTAAAAGAAAAAATTACTAAACATGAAAAAACTATCACTAAATTAAATATAAATGTTGAAATTTTAACAAATAGGTTAGATAAAAAAGATAAAGAAGAAAAGGAAACTTTTGAAAAATTTATATCTGCTGAAATTTGTGTTGAATATGAACAATTAATACTTAAAAACTTATTTACAAAGGAAGATTTAAAAAATAATAAATATACATTAAATAACTTAATCAATTTGACAAAAGATAAAAAAATCAACGATTTAAAATTATCATCAATACAAACAGATAAATGGAATCAATATTATAAGGAATTAGAAGATAATAAATTATTAAATATAAACTTATACATAGCAAAAATAAAGGATGGTAGAAATAAAAGTGCTCATGAAAAATATAAACCGTCGTATTATACATTCGACGAAGCTAAAAATCATATATTTTCATATATTGAAACACTTGATATTAAAGAAGAAACAAAAATGGGGTATAAAAAAGTAGGTAATTTCTTAATATCAAAAATTGAGAAAAAATTTAGAAAAAATAAATCAATGGAAATTGAAAATTAATTAAAAAAACTGATTTTTTAATTGTTATATGTTGATATAACAATTAATTATTAAAATGGGAAATAAATCAAATAAATTTGACAAAATTGAAAATAAAATTATTAAAATAACAAATAACGATAAAGATAAAAAAGAAGTTAAAATATCAAATAACGATAAAGATAAAAAAGAAAATGTTAAAGTAAAGAAAAATATTATTGAAACTATTAAATCTCTTCATACAAATAAAAATTGGGATGAATTGATCGTAAAAGTAAATAAATATTTTGTTAAAAATATCAAAGATCTCGATCTAATATCTAAATTACTGATAGATTTACCACAAGAAAATTTTGAATCTTTCATCAAAAATACAAAAATTAATAGATATACTATTTTACGATTATTTATGAAAAATAAAATGATTGAGGGAAAAGAAGATAGGATTAAATATATATTAAAAACAGATCCTCAGAAATATCTGGGACCAACAGTTAATATTTTATCATTAGAATATATTGTATTTTTATTAGGATTTGATATTAAAATTGATGGATATATAATTTTAGATTCTATTAAAAAAAGAAATAATTACATACTTTCATTATTACTAAATGAAGGAGTTAAAATAAAAACAGAAACCAAAGAATCTTTTATTCGAATATATAATTCTTTTTTAAGTATGGCATTAATCAGTAATAAGAAAGATATGTTTATAACTATAATGAATAAAATGAGTTTTGTAGAAATAGATTTCAATGCTCTTTTTAAAACATTAAAATTTTTATATAAAGATTCAAATAAAAATTTTGATTTAAAAAGAGACGATTTAGATGAAAAATATAAAGATTGGGAAAAATTCCTAAATGATATTATTAACAGTCAAATAAAATGTTAAATTTTAGATAAATAGTGATTTTTAGATTTTAGGTAAATGTTAAATTTTAGGTAATAAAAAAACTGATTAATTTAATATCATTTAATATTAAATTATTTAAAAATGTGTGATCTAATCAAAGATAAAATAAATTATAATTTACTAAATATAATTAGGAATTATTTAACAAGATCAAAAGTAGAATATAAAAAAATATTTTCAGATATAATTACAAATAAACAATCTCAAGAATTTAATGATATTCCAAGTATTGAATTCCAATTTTTTTATTTTCAATTACGAAAAATTTTTGGAGATTATGAATTTATAGAAACATTTAATCTTCCTCATAGAAATATATGTGCTATATATTTCTATTATAATTATGAAAATAAAGAATTTATTAAATTTAGACAAACTTATAATAATTTAAGATATCATATATGTTATTATAATGAATTTGTTGGATTATATATTCATACTTCAAATATTTTATATGAAGATGTTAAAAAATGTAAGAATTATGAAATTAAAAAATATATTCAAAATTTTAAAAACAATAAAAATATAAATAAGATAATTTAAATTATTTATTTTATTATATAATAATTAATTAAATGAATAAACGGCAACATTGTGCTAAAAAAATTATTCCTATGGTCGCATCAAAACTCAAACATCCCAGATTAAATCCTTCTAAAATCATGGCTAATTCAGAATATATTGCTAATGCTATTTATAACAAGTTAGGAGACAACACTTTGCCAGCCGATGTAGATAATGCTTTGATCGAAGTAATCACTGCGTGTGGAATTGGACAGAGAAATGTGTTAGGAGTTGATTGTAGTAGATTAACAAATGAAAATTTTAAAGCAAATATTAAAAAGAATATGAATAGAAAAGAAGGAGAAAGTAAAAAAATGTCATTATTTCCATTATTAGTATTAGTTATAATTGTAATTTTAATAATTGGTTATATAAAGTATCTGAAAAATTAAATTGATTAAAAATGTTTAAATAATATTATTATTTAAACATAAATGATTATAAATATAATGGAAAAAAAAGATAAATTAGCAACTTTAAGAAGAGCAGTATCGATAGATATTGGTGCGAAAAATTTCTGTTTATATATAGAGACTTTTAATATTGATAATTTACATAAAATTACTAATATACCAAAAAATAAAAGATATGAAAAAGATAATACTCCAACTCCCGCATTCCGTAAAATTTTAAATGAAGTTTATAGAGAAGGTAAAAAAGAATTATTAGAAAAAGTTGATATTTCTGGTAAATCAAGAACAGAAATGTTAGTAAATTTAACTATATTTTTAGATAGTCATAAAAAATTATTAGATTCTTCAGATTTAATAATGATAGAAGAACAAAAGAAAGAAAATAATCAGGCAAGATGTTTAGAACAACATTGTTATAGTTATTTTATATTTAATTATTCAGATACAAAACCAATTATTATATTTAAATCCAGATATAAAACACAAATTTTAGGAATGAAAAAATATGATAAAGGTCTAAAAGCATATCAAAAAAAAAAAATTAGAAAAGATTGGACAGTGACTAAATCAGGTTTTATATTTAAATTACGAAATGATCAAGAAACACTTGATCAATTAAATACAAAAGGCAAAAAAGATGACGAATCTGATACTATATGCCAATTACAAGCATTAAAATATATTTTTTTTGTTGATAAAAAAAGAGTGTTTAATAAATAAATTATTTTAAATTTATTTATTGTTTAATATATTTTTCTTTTAAATTGTAATTAATTTATTTATTTTTATTTAATCTCTAAAACAGAAAATAAAATTGTTTAATCTTTAATATTAGATTTTCCTTCATTTCGTAATCTTGTAAAATAATCTAATGCCGATTCTGCTGAATATACAATAGGTTCAGTAATATTTTTTTGTAATGTTTTCACATTTGAAACAATTTGATCATTATCAATTTCAACAATTAATTCTTTATGTTCTCCATTTAGTAAATTTTGTCCATTAATAGGACCATGACGTTGTCTTTCTGCCATTTTTAGTAAATTATAAATTTTAATTATAAAATTTATAAAAAATCAGTTTTTTATTAATAAAAGTTATTAAAATTATTGAATAATATTGTTATTGAGATTTTCTGGTAAATTTCACAAATTTATCAGGGAATGCTGTGAATCCACATTCTCCAGAAATATCGTTATTACCATAATATTGAACATTATATCCTGATTTATACCATTTTTGATAATTTCCATATTCATCAATTAAATTTTGATTAGATTCTTCCATAAAATAAAAATCATCACTATTTTCTTTTGGAAATCTTTTTTTAAATTGGTCAATAGAATCAATTGTTCCGACATTATCTGCTTTATCATAAGTTCTATTATTAAATTTAATTTCATTTTCTTTTTCAATTTCTTTTAATTTTTTCTCACCATCTATAACCATTTCATATTTTTTATATTCATGATCATCCCTTAAAATCCAAGGAGGAATGACATATTTATAACCTTCATAAATAAGACTACTTTGTTTATACCAAATATCATTATATCCTTGAATTTCTTTAAAATCATATAAACTCTTATACAAATAAACTTGTGTTTTACAATAATAATCTGTAAAATGATTATCTTTTATATTAGAAGTATCAATAACAGTTGGATTATGTAAATCGACAAGTAATTTTTTTAATGTTGTTATATCTAAATTAGTATAAAGATGATCTCTCGTTAATAAATTAAATGTCATTTTATAGAGTTTATTTATGATCAACTAATAATAAAAAATCAGTTTTTCTAATAAACTTAATGTTTAAAAAGTTAAATTTAATTTTTTCAATTTTAAAATTAAAGAAGGATCATTATTGTTATTTTCTAAACAATCTAAAATTTTTTTACATAGATCAAAATGATTAATCATTAATAAATTTGTTTTTTTTGAATCGATCGTTTGTTTTACATTTTTTAAAGTATTGTTAAGAAATAATTTTAATTGATCATTTATATTATAATCATTAATTCTATTTTCAAAATAATTTATAAATTCTTTATTTGTTAAAACATTAATATTTATTTTTCTATTTTTTATTTTTATAATTGTTAAATCTTCTAAATTATTTTGATCATTTAAATTATTTTGATCATTTAAATCATTTAAAATTTTTAATTTAATTTCTTTTTGTTCATTAAAATTTAATTTTTCTTCTTCTTTATGATAAGTTGAAATTAATTTTTCTCCTTTATGTTCATTTAAATTTAAAATTTTAATTTCATCTTTATAATCGGTTAAATTTAATTTTTCTTCTTTATTTATTTTATTTTGATCATTTAAGGTTGAAAGATCATTAATTATATATTCAGATTCAATTTTTAATTCGTCGATTATTTCATTATTTTCATTTTCTAATTTTTCTAAAAAAGTTTTATTTACAGTTATATATTTTGGTATTGAATTATCTTCAAGATCATCAATAAAGATAATTTCAGTTTCTTCATCATTATTATTTTGTTCACTATTTTCGTCATCAGTATCAATGATTTGTCTTTTAGAAATTGATGTTTTTATAATATCATTAATTGTATTTTTTTCATTTAATTCAAATAAATCAATATAATCATCAACAATAGTAGCACCAAACATTAGATTAATATTAATAATGATAATTTTATTAAAATTAAAATTTAAAAAATTAAATTCATAATTATTCAATTAACATTTTTTAAATTTTTAATAGTTTAACTATTAAAAATAATTTAATAATATTTTTAAATATAAAATTAAATTTGATTTATTTGATCAAATTGACTAAAAATCATTAAATATATATTTAAAAATTGAAACAACTAAATATATAAATATTCGATATGAATAAGAAACTCATTCATATAGTAGTTGAAGTTGTAATTCTTATTTTTCTCGTATCTCACGTTAATGGTCAAAATAAATCATTAAAACAAGAAATATCATCTTTAAAAGAAGAATTTCAAGAATTCAAAGAAGAAACAGTTAAATATATTACAGGTATAATTAATCATATTAAAAAAAATCCAACTGATCATTCAAATTTAGATAAAAAAAGAAAATTTGAAAATACTGAAACAACTGAAAATGAAAAAAATACAGAAAATACTGAAAATGAAAAAATGGAAGAAAAATCATCTAACATCTCTAAATCGTCTAAAATCTCTAAAAATTTCCAAAAATCACAACAAAATCAGAATGAAAAAATGAAAAAAGAAAGAGAAAAAAGATTAAGAAAACAAGAACAAATGGAAAGACAACAAGAACAATATGAACAACAACGATTAAGACAACAAGAACAATATGAACAACAACGATTAAGACAACAAGAACAAATGGAAAAGAAACGATTAAAACAAGAAGAAGAAGAATTAAAAAAGAAAATAAAGAAACAAAAATTAGATGAAATATTAAATAATGAAATACAAAAGATGGAAAAGTCAGAACATTTTGAAGAAGAAAAAAAAGAATTTGAAGAAATAAGTAATGAACCAATATTAATTTTAACAAATGCAATTAAAAATGGACTTAAAGAAACAGATAATTTAATATTAAATAATATATCATCACCTTTTATTTCAACAGAATCTCACACTTTTAATTCTGAAAAAGATATTATTAATATTTCAAATAATAGAGAATAAAAATGTGGTATCTTTATTGGAAATACCAAAATGAAGAACATTTATACTATTTATACAAAATAGTATATAATAAATCAGTTTATGAAGATTTATTAGAAGAAAACGAAGATTTATTAGGAGAAAAAAAAGATTTATTAGAAAAAAAAGATTTATTAGAAGAGAAAAAAGATTTATTAAAAGAAAAAAAAGAATATGATAGATTTTGTTTTTTTGTGTATAATTTAAATTACGAATTAAAAAAGAAAGATTATAAAAAAAAGGATTATAAAAAAGAGGAATATAAAGAATATGAAAAAGAAGATGATATATATTATATATATTATTTTTTAAAAGATTATGATTATTTAGGAAATTTATTTTCAAATTTAACATTCAATAAATTGAAAAATTACTTGATTTCTGAAATTAAATATTAAGTTGTTATAAAAAATGAAATATTAAGTTGTTATAAAAAATGAAATATTAAGTTGTTATAAAAAATGAAATATTAAGTTGTTATAAAAAATGAAATATTAAGTTGTTATAAAAAATGAA